ACTGGTGGAGATTATGGATATGTAATATCCAACAATACTGGCGTAGCCAGTAAACGACTTCTTGTTGGCGGATCTACTGTTGAATTTCTAGTTAGCGGCGCAGAAAAAGGCCGTTTTAACTCTGATGGGAAGTTTGGTATTGGAACGACGAGTCCATTAACCACACTACATGTAGGTGCTGTTGCTGCCCTCGACGGCGATGTCACTCTTAGTGCTGGCACTAACATGGTGTATGCCACTGCTACTAGTGGGGCGGCGCTGACCTGGAATGCAACCACCAATGGTGGATATGCAAACACCATCATGGCTAGATTACAGCCTCGCCAGGACACTGGCGCAAACTACTGCTTGGATGTATTCTGCGGTACCTGGAACAACAACAACTCTGCTGGCACTGCTATTGCTACATTCTCAAGTTCTGGCAATGTCGGTATTGGAACGCAAAGTCCATCTAAGAAAGGTTCCGTAGGGACTGCCGGGACGGACGGCTTTGCGATCCAGTATTCCCCCACCTCGCAAGAAGTTTTTTCAGTTACGGCAAACACAGGGACTGGCGAGACAAAATTCTTTTGCGATACCAATTACTTCCAGACGTTCTACACGAATAACTCTGAAAAGATGCGTGTTAATACTGATGGATACCTTCTTGTTGGATACGCTTCTTCAAACGGATCATACAAACTCCAGGTTAACTCTCAGATATTTGCTACTAACGCAACCATCGCTACCTCTGATGGACAATACAAGCAGAACGTTGTTTCGTTGCAGTCTGGTTTGGACGTGATAGAAAAGCTCAATCCAGTCACTTTTAACTGGAAGGATCACGATATTCACAACTTTGAGAGTGGTACTCAGGTTGGCTTCATCGCTCAGGAAGTTAAGGAGGTTCTTGCGGATACTCCGTACCTGGATTCAGTCATCAAGCGCAACGAGCTAAAGCGAGACGATGGATCTGTTGAAGAATTCTACGGCATGGCGGATGCCAAGCTGATCCCCGTATTGGTCAAAGCAATTCAAGAACTGAAGGCAGAGATTGACCTTCTGAAAGCAGGAAATTAATGGCTATCACATACGATTGGATCTTCAACCCCTTTGATTCAAGGATCGACTAGATGGATCAAAGAACTTTCTGAACAAAATAAACAGTTATTAGAAGAGATAAATAAATTAAAAGGGTAATATATGGCAATTAATTTTACGTGGCAATTCAGCAACTTCAAAGTCAAACCAAGTTTGGATGAACTAGAAGATGTATTGGTTTCCTATGAATGGCGAAGAGGAGCAAAAGATGGAGAGTATTTTATAGATTGTTATGGTTTATTATCTCTATCAGATCCTGACCGAGATTCTTTTAAAGATTATGAAACTTTAACAAAAGATGATATAATTAACTGGACTATTTCCAAATTAACACAAGAAACTGTTGATAATTATGATTTAAGTTTGGTGTCTCAGATTGAAAATTTGAAGAATCCGCCATTAATAACCAAACCCGTTCCTTGGAGCGAATAAAATGATCGATGATAAATTGAATGAAATCTTCGATATAGAGTCTACACCAAATCAATCAGATATCATTAAAAACGTCCCACCAGTACGAGAAGATATTGATGAAGATATTGAAGCAGCAAAAAAGATACATCGTGATCTAATGGAAAAATCACAAGATGCTTTAGATAATCTGATTGAATTTGCAAAAGCATCTGAATCACCACGTGCATATGAAGTTGTTGCCAATCTTATTAAGACGACTTCAGAAGTTGCAAAAACACTAGTAGAAATCAAGAATAAAGAAACAAAAGCTAAACCAGAAATTCAGAATAATACACAGAATAATCTTTTCGTCGGTTCAACTGCAGAATTACAGAAGTTCTTGAAAGGACAAAAAGAAGATGTTTAATACAGGTGATAAGAATTATTATCTAAATCCACAAATAAAAAGATCTGGATTATCGGAAGAATACACCACAGAACAGATTCAAGAGTATGTTAAATGTTCACAGGATCCAATATACTTTATAGAAAATTATGTAGAGATTAATTCTCTTGATAAAGGATTCGTGAAATTCAAAACACGTGGTTATCAACAAGATCTAATAGAAAAATACCATAAAAATAAAAAGAATATTGTACTTTCAAGTAGACAGAGTGGAAAAACGATTACTACTGCATCATTCATTCTTTGGTATATATTCTTTAATCCTGATAAGAATGTTGCAATTCTAGCAAATAAAGCTGCAGTAGCAAGAGAAATTCTAGCAAGAATAGTTGCTTCTTTCGAACGAATACCATTCTTCTTACAACCTGGTGTTAAAATTCTAAATAAAGGTTCTGTAGAATTGGGTAATTCTTCTAGAATAATTGCATCTGCAACTTCAGCATCCGCAATTCGTGGTTTTTCAGTTTCGTTACTTTATCTAGATGAATTTGGTTTCGTAGATAATGCGGAAGAATTCTTTAGATCAGTTATTCCAACAATTTCATCGGGCGAAACAACAAAAGTTATTATTTCATCTACACCAAATGGGTTGAATCTTTTCCATAAATTGTGGAAAGATGCTATAGATGGAAATAATGATTATGTACCGACAGAGATAACTTGGGATCAAGTTCCAGGAAGAGACGAATCTTGGAAGAATCTACAAATTGCGCAACTCGGAGAACATGGATTTAGACAAGAATTCGGAAATGAATTTCTTGGATCTTCGAATACTCTAATTTCTGGATATAAATTGCAATCTCTAACTTGGGAAAAACCAAAATTAGATTCTGATTCTTTAATTATTTTGGAAGAACCTATTCAAAATCATAATTATGTAATTTCAGTAGATTCTTCTAGAGGAGTCGAAAATGATTATTCAGTTGCAATTGTTATCGATACAACACAAATTCCATATAAAATAGTTGCAAGATTTAAAGATAATACAACTAGACCAATACTTCTACCGAATATCATTGTTGATTTGGCAAAGAAATATAATATGGCATTTTTGTTAATAGAAAGAAATACAGTAGGACAAACAGTTGCAGAATCCTGTTATTGGGATTTAGAATATGAAAATATATTCACAACTATTCCAGGAAAATCTGGACAAGAATTACGATCATCATTTTCAAAATCAAATAAAATCGGTGTTGAAATGACTTCACAAGTGAAAAGATTGGGTACTTCTATTCTAAAAACGCTTGTTGAAGAAGATAAGTTAATTAATTATACAGAAGATATTGTTAATGAATTATATTCATTTATTAATAAACATGGTTCTTGGGGTGGAGAAGCAGGAAAACATGATGATCTTGTTATGTCTTTAGTGTTGTTTTCTTGGGCGACAAACCAATCTTTCTTTAAAGAAATAACAAATTCTGATTTAAGAAAATCGTTTTTCGATTCACAGGAAGAATCTGTAGAAGAAATCTATTCTTTTGCTGGAATTACTACTGGATCTGAAGAAGAAACTGCAGATAATTCTTGGTTAATTTAGAAAACCCTTTTTTTATAAATATAACTAGAAATATATATTCGAAAGAATAAAAACCTCTCAACAAGGAGAAAAATAATGGCTTTTCAGCTTAGTCCAGGCGTAAATGTTTCTGAAATCGATTTAACAACTACGGTTCCTGCAGTTGCAACTTCAATTGGAGCAATTGCTGGCGCTTTCCAATGGGGCCCAGTTTTAGAAATAAGAACAATTTCTTCAGAAATTGAATTAATAGATACTTTCTTTAAACCAAATAACACTGTTGCAGATACTTTCTTTTCTGCAGCAAATTTCTTACAATATTCTAATGCTCTAAGAGTTGTTAGAAATGTTGGTACTGATGCTAGAAATGCAACAAATGGCGCTTCTGGTATTTCCGGATTGACTATTGCAAATGCTGGTGTGTCAAATAATATGGCACCAGGAACTTTTGCATTATCATTTACAGGTGCTACTGGAGCAGGTTCTGGTGCTGCTGGTACTGCAACTATATCTTATGGTGCAACAGGAGCAATTGTTTCTGCAGTAACTCTGACAAATGCAGGATCAGGATATACTTCTGCTCCAACAGTTGGTATTACAGGTGCTACAGGATTTACTACAAATTTCTCTATCACATCATCAACTGCAAATACTTTAATTATTAAGAATGAAACTGATTATCAACAAAATTATATTTCTGGTTCAGCTTCAGCTGCTGGTACTTGGACTGCAAAGTATCCAGGAATCTTAGGAAATTCTCTGAAAGTTTCAATTTGCGACTCTCAAACTTTTTCCAGTTGGACATATAAGAATGCATTTACAGTAACACCAGGAACTTCTGATTATGTATCTACTCGTGGTGGTTCTAATGACGAATTGCATGTTATTGTTATTGACGAAGATGGTGCGTTTACTGGAACGCCAGGAACAGTATTAGAAAAATATGCTTTCTTATCAAAAGCTTCTGATGCTAAGACTGAATCCGGAGAAACTAATTATTATGCAAATGTAATCAATACCAAGTCACAATATATCTGGTGGACTAATCACCCTTCAGTTGGTGTTGATTGGGGTTCTGCCTCAACTGGTATTGCATTCGATCTATCCGGTCCTCTAACTGCTTCATTATCTGCAGGAGTTGATGCAAATACATTAACTAATGGCGAAATCCAAGCTGGTTATGATCTATTTGCCGATCCAGAAACTATTGACGTAAATCTAATTATTGGTGGATCTTCAAATACTACTGTCGGAACTTATCTAGTCCAATCTATTGCAGAAAATAGAAAGGATGCTATTGTGTTCTTATCACCAGCCAAATCAGATGTTGTAGATAATAAAGGACAAGAAGTAACTGACATAACAACAACCAAAAATGCACTACAATTGTCATCATCTTATGCTGTTTTTGATTCTGGTTGGAAGTATCAATACGATAAGTACAATGATGTATTCCGCTGGGTTCCTCTAAATGCAGATATTGCTGGTCTATGTGCTAGAACCGATCAAACTAACGATCCATGGTTCTCGCCAGCTGGATTTAACAGAGGAAATATCAAAAACGTTGTGAAGTTGGCATTCAATCCAGATAAGGCTGATAGAGATGATCTATATAAGATCGGCGTCAATCCTGTGGTAACTTTCCCAGGACAAGGCACTATCTTATATGGAGATAAGACTCTTCTTTCTAAGCCTTCTGCTTTCGATAGAATCAATGTTCGTAGATTATTCATTGTTCTTGAAAAGGCAATTGCAACTGCTTCTAAATTCTCTCTATTTGAATTGAACGACGAATTTACTAGAGCACAATTTATTGGATTAGTTGAACCTTATCTACGAGATGTGCAAGGTAGAAGAGGAATTATCGATTTCAAGGTTGTGTGTGACGAAACCAATAATACTCCTCAAGTAATTGATTCTAATTCATTCGTTGGTGATATCTATATTAAGCCAGCAAGATCTATCAATTTCATTCAATTGAATTTCGTAGCTGTCAGAACTGGCGTGGAATTTTCTGAGATTGTTGGACAATTCTAATGATGGGAGGAGAAATCCTCCCATTTCTAACGAATAAATAAGAATAAAGGATTTAAACACATATGCCATTTAACTTAACAAATTTCAAAGGAGCGTTTGCTGCAGAAGGCGCAAGACCTACTCTGTTTGAAGCAGATGTTTTTGGAGGAGGGATTGGTCCAGACTTCAAATTCCATTGCAAGGCGGCACAATTACCAGGAAAGACAATAGGAATTGTTGAAGTTCCTTATTTTGGTAGAAAAATTAAGGTAGCTGGTGATCAAACGTTCGCAGAATGGACTGTAACTGTGATGAATGAAGAAACATTCAATGTCAGAAACGCATTCGAAAGATGGATGAGTGGAATTAATGCTCATGTTAGAAACGTGAAAACTGATGGTGGTTATAAAACAACTACAGCTCAAGTTCGTCAATATTCAAAAGAAGGAACTGTATTAAAGAGATATAATTTCGTCGGAATATGGCCTTCTGATATTGCACCAATAGATGTTTCTTGGGAATCTAATGATACAATTGAAGAATTTACAGTAACTCTTCAATATGATTGGTGGGAATCAGTTCCTAATATTAATTAAGGATTCACTGAATGTTTGATTTTTTTGGTTTTACTATCAAGAGAAAAGGTCCGGAAGAGGAGAAAGAATTACTTTCTCCTGTTCCACCACAATCTGACGACGAAGCTACTATAGTAACTTCTAGTGGTGGTTTCGTCAACACATCGTTTAATACGGAGTTTTCTTCTTCAGATAAGAGAGTTCTGATAAACAAATATAGAGAACTTTCTCTTATGCCAGAAATCGAATCGGCAATTGATGAAATCGTTAACGAAGCAATTGTTACCGGAGACCCAGAATCTCCGGTCGGAGTTATTTTAGACCGTCTTCCTTTTTCAGAAGATATTAAAGAAGTAATACAAGACGAATTTTCTGCAGTCTTGAATCTACTTGATTTCAATGAAAATGCTTACGAAATATTCAAAAGATGGTATATAGATGGAAGATTATTCTTTTCAGTTGTAATTGATTCGAAGAATACAAAAGATGGTATTCAAGAACTAAGATATATTGATCCAAGAGAAATTGAAAAGATCAGAGAAGTGAAAGAAGAATTTTCTAAGCGTGGTGTGAAGTTACAAAAGACTGTACAAGAATATTATTTTTATAAAAACGATATTAAGTTACCTGCAGATTCAGTAGCATATTGTAACTCAGGATTGATTGATTATAAAAATAAAGCAACAGTAATTTCGTACTTACACAAATCAATTAAACCGTACAATCAATTGAGAATGTTAGAAGATGCTACTGTAATCTACAGGTTAGCAAGAGCTCCTGAAAGAAGAGTCTTCAAGATTGGAACTGGTGGGCTTCCAAAAATTAAAGCAGAACAATATGTAAATTCATTGATGAATAAGTTCAGAAATAAGATTGTATATGATCAAGCAACAGGAGATCTCAGAGACGATTCAAGAACTCTATCCGTTCTTGAAGATTTCTGGATTCCAGTTGGAGAAGATGGTAAGACAACAGACATCTCTACTCTACCTGGTGGACAAAATCTCGGTGAAATGGGAGATGTGGAATACTTCCGCAAGAAATTATATAATGCCCTACATGTCCCAATCACTAGAATTTCAGAAGGATCTACATTCAATACAGGTAGATCTGCAGAAATAGATAGAGAAGAAGTTAAGTTTAACAAATTTATTAAAAGATTAAGAGTGAGATTCTCTTCTATCTTCACAGATCTTCTGAGAACTCAGTTAATTCTAAAGAATATTATAACTACTGAAGAATGGGATACTTATGTGAAGAACAATATTTATTATGACTTCAGAAAAGATTCTCACTTCGCAGAATATAATGAAGCTGAAATCATGTCTAGAAGAATGGAATTGGCCTCATCTGCAATAAGTTTAGGTGATAATTATTTCTCTGAAGATTATATTAAGAAACACTTCTTGAAGTTATCTGATGAAGAATTGAAGGAAATGGAAACAGATAAAGAATCTGTTCCTGATGAAGAGACTCCTGTAGAACCTGAGATGGATCTAGGAATGTCGGACCTTGGTAATCCTTCTCCTGAAGAACTTCCACCATTAGAAACTCCAGAGATTTCTAACATTGAATTACCTCAACAAAATCCCTCAACAATTATAAATAAGAAAGGGAAAGAAAATGAACCTAGAAAATTTTAAGCAAGCATATGTAAAGACAATATCGGAATCAACAGATGATTCGGATCTCACGAATTATATCAGATCTATTGTAGAAGAAGCGGTAACTGAAGGCAAACTATCTAGTTTAGCGAAAACGGCGGTCGGACGTTTAGGGAAAATGGCTGGGATTGGATCAAAAAACGAACCAAATTTTGGCTTCAAACCAAAAGACAAAGTTGGTACTCCAAAAGAACAAGAACAAGCCATGGAACAATTAGATAATATTAGAAATTATTTTATGGAGATAGATGATTTACTAAGAATATTAGATACCAAAATCAAGAATGAATACATTGATGACTTTATTGATGAATTCAATGAGTTACTCGTAGATCTTAAATCATTAAAATAAAATAGAGTATAATATTGTGAGGCTCCTGCAGGAGCCTCACACGGAGATCGAGGATTATATGACACAAACCGAAAGAACAAAAATTGAAACCATTATTAATTATTGCAAAGAAGATAATCCGCAAGCAATAAAACCACTAATGAACTCTTTAATTGCTAGTAGAATTTCTCATTTATTAGATCAAAAGAGAGATCAAATTAAGAAAGAGATATAATAAATGGCGACAACAACTATCTTAAGACAAGACGAAAATTCTGCAGTTGTTACTATTTCTGGTGCTGGAGCAGAAACTCTAGCATTCGTTTTACATCCAGGTGGTGCAACAGGTCCAATCGGCGCCACTGGTTTCGCTGGAACAACAGGCGTTGGAATTGTTTCTTTAGAAAAGATAGATTGGTCTATCACAGGAACTAACAAAATCTCATTATATTTCAACGGATCAACTGATCAATTGATTGGTCATTATGATGGATCTGGTAGAATTGATTATTATAGAGATTATCAAACTAAGATTACTAATATCGCCCCAGCCACAGATTCAACAATCTTATTAACTTCTACTACATCCGATCCATATGTTCTTGTTATGAAACTAGAAAAAACATCGGGATTTGTTAAGGTTGGACAATACTCTTAATGCTTAACGAAAAAACAGTTAAGATGGGTCAGAAAATCCGCTACGATAGGGTTCGTGGCGGTAAGATTCAACGTAAGAAGATTAAATCTGCTAAAGCAGGATATAGAGTTTCTGGTAAAAAATTAGTTAGAATGAATCCCGCTGAAAAAAGAAAACGAGCAATATCTGCTAGAAAAGCGTCAAGAAAAAGAGCAGCAAAATTATCATCAATCTTAAAGAAAAGAAAGATCTCAATTAAAAAAGGTAAAAGAGCAGGAATATACAAATGAAACTATTAACAGAAGTAAATGAATTCATAAAAATTGTTTCAGAATCTGCTGAAGGTAAACCAAAAGATTATTTTATTGAAGGTATTTTCATCCAATGCGAGAAGCCAAATAGAAATAATAGAGTATATAAGATGGAATATATGCAACCAGAAGTAGATCGTTATGTTGAAGAATACGTCAACAAGAATAGAGCTTTTGGTGAATTAGGTCATCCAGATAATCCTACAATTAATCTAGATAGAGTATCGCATCTTATTACTGTTCTAGAACAAAAAGGTAATGATTATATCGGTAAAGCAAAAGTTCTAGATACACCAAACGGAAAGATTGTTAAAGCATTTATCGATGGTGGTTGTATGTTAGGTGTTTCTACTAGAGGATTAGGTTCTCTTCAACAAGAAAAGTCTTTTTCTATGGTTCAACCAGATTACAAAATTATGACTGCCGCAGATATTGTTGCTGATCCATCTGCGCACGAAGCATTTGTGGAAGCTGTTATGGAATCAAAAGAATGGGTTTGGAATAATGGAATTGTGAAGGAAGTAACTATTGATTCATATAAGAAGAAGCTAACAACATCAAAAAGATTACAAGAAGATAAGATTGCCATTTTTACAGACTTTCTTTCGAGATTGTAAATTTAATAAATAAATTAAGAATATAGGAGAATAATTAATGGAAAACAAACAAGATCCATTTGATTCAATCTTCGAAGGCATCGATCTTCCGGAAGATTTTGCTGCTAAGTTGAAGAAAGCATTCGACGATGCAGTTGATGAAAAATTAAAACAAGCAACTAAAGGTGTTATGAAAACTGAAGAGGAAGAGGAGATTGTTCATCTAGAATCCGAAGGTGAGATGGAAGATGATGAGGAAGAAGTTGTAGAACAAGACGAATCTAAAACATATTCTCTTGAAGATATCAGAGCACTATTAACTGATATCGATATCGTCAGATTACTACAATCTTCAGACGTAGAAAGAACAAAATTCTTAAATTCTATGCGTGCTGCAGTTACAGATCTATCTGGCAACAGTATAGCAGAACCGTTCTTATCTCTAGTCATGAGTATTATACAAGTGATCGCAGATGATTCTAGAATTTCTACTATGATTGCAAGAGAACTTAAAGATATGGAAACTGAGAAAAGCTCAGAAGAGCCAGCTGATAACATGAATCAAGTTAAAGTTAATGCTGAACTTGAAGTTTATGAAAATGTTATCGAATCAGTAGATAAGTATCTAACTTATGTTGCTGAATCGTGGATCGAAGAAAACGCTCTAGCTGTTGAACAAGGTCTAAAGATTGAGATCATGGAATCTTTCTGGAATGGATTAAAGACTCTATACGTCGAAAATAATATTGTTCTACCAGAAGAAATTAATGTTGTTGAAGATCTAAATACAAAAATTGCCGATCTAGAATCAACTCTTTCTGAGGAAAAGCAAGCATTTGCTGAAGAATTATCTAAGCAAAAGGCTCAATATGAAGAAAAGATAAACGAAGAAATTAATAGATCAATTGTATACAAAAACAAAGCAGAAGAATCTACTAAGAAAGCTGTATTTGAATCAGTTTCAAAGGATCTATCTCTTTCACAAAAAGAAAGATTTGCGAAGTTAACAGAATCTGTAACTTATGAATCAAAGAAATCTTACGAAGAAAAGTTGAAAGATATTGTTAAGAATGCGTTCGATTCTTCTAAACCAAAGAAGAAATTGACCGAAGAATCAATGATTGAAGTATCTGAAGAAAATACAATTATTTCTGAAGATCCTATCATGAACCTTTATTCTCAAGCAATTTCTAAGAATGTCAAGTTTTAATTTTTTATAAATACTATTATAAATTTATTTCTTAAGGAGAAATATGTCTAATCTACAAAACAAATGGAAAGCGATTCTGGAACACCCAGAAGCTGCTCCAATTAAGGACGCTTACAGAAAGCAAGTAACTGCAGTTCTTTTAGAAAACCAAGAAAAGGCTCTAGCAGAATCAAGAAAGATCATCACTGAATCTGGTGTTCCATCAAACGTTGCAGGAAACGTTGATAAGTTTGATCCAATTCTAATTGCTCTAGTTCGTAGATCTATGCCAAATCTAATGGCTTATGATATCTGCGGCGTTCAGCCAATGAACATGCCAACAGGTTTGATCTTCGCAATGAAGTCAAAGTATGGTTCAGGCGCAACTGGTCCTCTATCTTCAACTGAAGCTCTATTCAATGAAGCAGATACTGACTTCTCTGGAACTGGTACTCACCAAGATAATATCTTTAGAACTTCTTCAGATACACTATCTACTTATGGTACTGGTATGGCAACTGCAGACGGCGAAGGTTTCTCACCACTAAACATGGGTTTCTCTATCGAGAAGGTAACAGTTACTGCAAAGACTCGTGCTCTAAAGGCAGAATACTCTCTAGAATTGGCACAAGACCTAAAGGCTATGCACAATCTAGATGCAGAATCTGAGCTATCTAACATCCTATCAACTGAAATCATGGCAGAAATCAACCGTGAAGTTATCAGAACTCTATACAAGATTGCAAAGTCTGGTGCATCTTCTGGTACAACTACAGCAGGTTATTTCGATCTTGATACAGATTCTGACGGACGTTGGTCAGTTGAAAGATTCAAGGGTCTAATGTTCCATGCTGAAAGAGAAGCAAACCAAATTGCAAAGGCAACTCGTAGAGGAAAGGGTAATATCATTATCTGCTCTTCTGACGTAGCATCTGCTCTAGCAATGGCAGGCAAGCTAGATTATACTCCAGCTCTATCTACTGATCTAAACGTCGACGATACTGGTAATACATTTGCTGGTGTTCTAAACGGCAAGTACAAGGTCTATGTTGATCCATACTTCGCAGTAGGTTCTGGCGTAACATTCTCTGACGTCATGGTTGTTGGGTACAAGGGATCTAACGCTTATGACGCTGGTTTATTCTACTGCCCATACGTTCCATTACAAATGGTCAAGGCAGTTGATCCAGATACATTCCAGCCAAAAATAGGTTTCAAGACCCGCTACGGCATGGTCGCAAACCCACTATCTGGCGACGGAAACACTCTAGGTGCAGCTTCCAACGATTATTATAGACTCGTCAAAATTAAAAATATTCTCTAAATTAGAGGATAGCAATAAACTAAGGGAACCTTCGGGTTCCCTTTTTTTGTCTCGAAATTTGTATTTTACTAAATAAGAATGAGGATACTAGATGCAACTAACATCCAATACCCTCTAAACACATACTAAGGACAATTAGCATATGCCTAATAATATTTATTGTACATACCTTACAATCTACAAAGGTAACAAACTCCCTCTATATTATATTGGTTCAACTTCTGTTAATAGAATTAACAAAGGTTATCATGGAACCGTGTCTTCTAAGAAATATAAAGATATCTATAAACAAGAATTAATATCTAATCCTCACCTATTCAAAACAAAAATACTTACAACACATGAAACCAGAGAAGAAGCTTATGAGAAAGAATTGTTCTTTCAAATAAAATTATCTGTAGTTAAATCACCAATGTATTTCAATGAATCATTGGCTGTGACAAATGGTTATTTTGGTCGTGCTCTAAATGGAAAAGATAATCCCCTACACGGTAAGAATCATTCAGAAGAAACAAGAAGAAAGATGTCTGAGAATAGAAAAGGAAAATATAAAGGAATTCCTAAGTCTGAAGAACATAAAAGAAAAATTGCATTGGCAAATACAGGTAAGAAACATTCTGAAGAATCTAAACGAAAAATGTCTTTAAATCATATTGGTATTGTTGCTTCTGATGAAACTAAGAAGAAATTATCTGATATGAGAAAGGGTGAAAAGCATCCTCTTTATGGAAAGACACATTCTCCAGAATCAATTCAGAAGATGAAAGAGACGCATAGTAATCGTTCAGAAGAAACACTAAAGAAGCTGTCTGCTGCCAAGAGTGGTGAAAATAATCCTAGTTATGGAAAGAAATGGTTCCATAATCCCATTACCTTAGAACAAATTAGGATCCATCCTAACAATCCTCCATCTGGATTCTTTCCTGGTAGAATTCCTAAAATTAATAAATAGATGAGAGGAATATATGAACCTAGAAAATTTTAAAGAAGCTTATTTAACAGTTATTAATGAAGAAATTGAAGAGACCGAAGTAGTCGAAACAGAAGTAACTGATGTCGATGAAGAAACACCTGAAAACGAATTATCTGCAGCAGATCATTTTAAGATGGGTGTTATGGCTTTGATGGGTAAGATGGATGCTTCCGAAGAAGAGAATGAAATGATCAATGATTTGGTTGCATCAATCATTTCAGATCTTAACGATTCAATGTCTGGTGATTAATACCATTCTACAATCTTATCGGCAATTCCATATCTTACTGCTTCTTCGGCAGAAAGCCACACATCGTGAGACGGCAAAAGAATTTCTCTTACCTTCTTTTCATTCAATCCTGTACACTTCTTATAATGAGCAAGCATTCTCTGGGTAGTTAATTCAAACTCTTTATTTCTTGCATACAATTCATGTTCTTTTCCAAAAGAACCCCAAGAGAATTGATGTGAAAGGATAGAAGTATTCTGTGTAATATATCTCTTTCCTTTCTTTCCAGCCATGAAAATTGCAAGTCCAGCAGAAGCGATTGTCCCTAACCCAAAAGTAGAGATATCAATCTCGGATCCTTTCATAATATCAATAAGGGCAAATCCAGAACAAAGATCACCACCAACTGAATTAATCAGCATCCTGATTTCTGTTCGATCTTTTTGATCTTGGAAATTGGAATTTCTCTCAACAATATACTGAATAGCATCAGATGTAGATTCTATGTTTATCTCGCCAGAGAGAAGATAATAACCTGCTCCCTCGAAGGAGATATACATCTGAGGAATCTCTGGCTTTGGTTTGATTTTAGACATTTTAGTTCTCATTTCGGTTGAGGAATCGAACTCCAACGAAAATATTTATCAGATGAATATAAGGACTCAACAATCCTAGAAGCATCAAAGGGATTAGAGGCTTGCACCTCATAATCCCTCATCATTACGGATCTTTGTTGACCGCAATAAAATGAGCACTTGTATGTTGTCATGTTACTTCACATTAACTAGAGGAACAGCATTTGTACCAAGAATCATAGTGCAATTCGATTTAGAACAAGCTTCGATTTGTAACATACGAAGATATTGATCTGGAGTTAAGCCTCTAGAATCCTGATATGCACGATCTGCTTCAGCACGTTTAATCTCAGCCGACTTACGAGACTCTTCAGCAAGAGCTCTTTGTGTTTCAGTCTTAGATCGTTGTTGTTGAACACCCGTTTCATTATATGCCGCAATAATTTCTTTTTGTGGAGAAATCTTACCAAGCGATACATCTAAAACTTTTACAGGAATCTTATGTTTGGTTACATATTCTTGTAATTGAATTTCTAATTCTCGTTCAACTTTCTCTACAACCTCTTGTTGTAGTGCCAATTCTGGCATTGAATATTGTCGAACTTGATTACGATTCATTGTTTGGAAAGGTCGTTGAATATTCTTCTGATAGAATTCCGGCCCAAAATTCACTACTAGAGCAACAGAATCTGTAATTTGTAGAAGAACGGAAGCATGATAATCAATTGGATTATTATCCTTGGGCATAATATCATCAAATGGCTCGTCATATTTAATTGGCTTCTTATCTACATCATAAGAATCTGTAGATAGAGCCACGATAACAGAACCAGGTTTAATTGGTTCCTTGTCAATACCACCATGACCAAACAACCATGGTTTATAGATTAGAACTGCTTCATGTCCAGGTTCAACATTTACTCTCGTACAAGAAGTTCCCATTAGAACCAAACATAAACTAAATACAACTGCAATTTTCTTAATCATTATTTCTCCTTAATTATTCAAACCGAATCTTTCGGGTCTTCTTCTTTTCTTGAGTCGTATCAAAGAAAAGTGATATGATCTCATCAAAAGATTCTTCATTAGTCTTGATTCGAACCGAAGGATTATCGGTTGTGTAAATCGAAAAACAATCATTAGAGAACTTAACTAGCATAATTACTCTCCTTAAGAATTTTCATTAGAGCCAAATCTTTTGCTTTTGTTTCTAGATCAAGATAGAAATCTTTTCCATAATCATCAGGAAGCGAATTAATATAATCAGAGTGAGCAGTTCGATTACATACAATTCCTTCATGAATCGCTTTTGATTCTGAATAATGGAATAGAGGAACCTCTTTCCAAGTAGAGAAAGCCATATCGAATGCTTCTTCTTCAGTTAATTCATATTCATTACCATTATATAACGAATGATGGAAGAAGTCAAACGTCAGAGGAATTCCAATCTTCGAGTGAATATCCAAGAATAGATGAGATGTAGAATATGACGATTGTTTATCATCATTCTCCACAACAAGTCTCTTCTTCATACTATCAGATAATCTTCCAAAGTTTGCACAGAATCGATCGGAAGTCTCTTCGGAATAAGACATTCCAACATGGATATTAATTGGATAAAATTCACTGGCCTCAAGACCCATATGATTCATGATAGAATTGTGAATCTCTAAATCTTTGATCGAATTTAGAACAACATTCTCTTTCATCGATCCCAACTTAACAAATGGACCAGGATGAAATGATAATCTCATATCATAATATTTTGCCAAAGACCCAATATCTTGTAGGATGCTTTTAATTTTCGACCAATCAGGAAGATCTTCGAATACATATTCTGAAGCCCAAGGAAACATCTCGGAAGACATGCGGAAATTCTTAATCTTATTCTGGCCATTCCAATCTACAATCCTGAGTAGATCTGACACGTTCTGAACAATAAGATCCGACGCATAATCTATTCCTTTTGTGAGGAATGTATCTTTGCGCATGGTTCTATTAGAAGTAAGTCCTAATGATTTCTGGAGAGTAAGATTAATGCAACAATATCCAGGATAAATCACAATTGATCCCAACCTTCTGTTTCAAGAGTATAATATACTTTCTTGATATCAAATTCAAATATTGCCCGCATACAACCAGAACAAGGTTTCGCCAACCCATAGACTATACTATTAGTCAAAATATCATACTTAACACGACAAACATATAGACTAACTTTCTTGAAATCTTCTACATCTATTTGTCTCAATGCATTCTTAATTGCAGATATCTCTGCGTGTAGATAGATAGACAGATCTTTGTTTGTTGCATATTTAGCTTGGAGTGGAGATGATTTCATAGAATTTACTCCAACCGAAACTATCTTGTTTTTGTAAACAATAGCGGCAGCAAGTTTAGCGCCAGAAACTTTCGGATTAGCTATCGCTATTTGTTTGAGGAGAGAAAAGACTCTAGAGATCTTCAGCTCAGATTCCATACATTAAGTATACCGTATCCGACGGGTAAAGTCAAGCTCATCAAAAATTAAAATATTTTAATTTTGTTCGGTAGATCGAGTCGTCAATCTCTTTCAAGAATTCGAACCAATTACTCGCAATCTTGACATTTAGATAATCACACACCATCTTGACATTACCATATCTCCAAAAATCTTCTGTACAATACACAATCGTTTTTCGACCGGATTTACCGATCGATCTTCCGAATAAGCCTAATTCTAGTAACGTAATAGGAGATTTAGTATTCGGATCAAAATAATAACAGTTAATATCTGAATTTTCTTGACACCGCAATTCCCACATCACTTGTTCGTGAAATCTTGGATCATCCGGATGCTGCCTCCAGGATGAATCCCAGTCATCACGACGGGGATTCATAACAACAACATCTTCATGAAGAGATAGATGTTGGATTACACGGTCTTGCCAATTATCAGCGATACCCATCTCAATAGATCCACCAAGAAAGATGGTGATATTTTCAAGGTGCTTTGCAGTCAACTTAGTTGGAGGTTTGATTACATTAAACATATAAACTATCCAATTCTTCTTTCGCAATTTCAGCCATCCAATCAATAACGTCAATAACTTCGACATTATCAGAAATACCAGACTCTGTGAAAGAATTTGTTGTGTAGATCTTATCAAAGTATTTCGATAGATCATCGAATCCTTTCGAGAAGATTCCGTGTGTCACAAACAACCGAAGATTTGGGATCTGCAACTTTTCAGCAATACCCAAGAAAGTTCCACCACCATCACAGATATCGTCGATGATATAAGAATTTCGTGTCGTGTCTTTGATTACTGGAACTTCGAAACCAAGAAATCTGCCAGTAACAGGATCACGTTTCTTTTTGCAGTAATATTTCGGATGATTATCGGAAAGCATATCAGCATATCTATTCTTCGCACCTTCATCCGGAAAGATAATATTTGCTTCAGGATCAGTTACAAGAATTTCTTGAATAATCTTATTAATCGGAATATCTTTATACTCATAATCAAACCTGTTAGAATGACAATCTAAAGTATAGATTTTTGCATATGGCCAGACGCAGGTAATGATATTCAAGAAAACTTTCTTACCGAGACAATCTCCTTCTACGAAGCGACGATCGGCTCTTGAATATGGAAGATAAGGAATCACAACAGCAATATTATTGGATGGCATAGACAAAGTAATATCGTTGATTGCATCTTGCAACAGAAGCAACTTCATTACATCATCGGAATTCTTAATTCGATGAATTAAGACAACACCAAAACACGAAGTCAATGCTTTGATAGTTTCGGGTTTGAGGCGAACCTGAAGTTCGCCTCCTGGATACTTAAACCACTCGTACGAATTTTCGTCGATACGCAATACATTACGATTGGACACGAACACGCTCCTTAATGGTTTCAAACTTCACTTTATTCAGTATACCGTCTTTCAAGATGCAAGTCAAGTCGCAATTTTCAAGTTCTTCGAGAGTCGCTTCTTCCTTACAAATCCAGTTGTTATTTTCTGGAGTCCAATCTGGAGCCTTGTAGACAGCAAGAATACCTTTACGAGATTTCTTCATTCCAGAATCAGTCTTTGGATCCTTAAAGATAGGAATGATTTTTCCATCTTTTTCGATAGCAGTCGCCTTCATTGCGAATCCGAAAGTGTCTCTTGTGACATACTCATAAGTATATGACCCGACACCAAACACCATATTATATGGTGAGATCTTCAATTTCTCAACGATGCCAGATAGAATCTGGCGTGCACGATCCAACGTAATCGAATCACCATAGATACAACCTGCTTTGTTGATCATACGATTATGATCCAAACCAAAAACTTCTTTCAGAAGAGCCAAGACACCAAGATCAGCTGGTCCATTACCTCGTTCTTGAATGCTAGAATTATTCTTGCCTAGTACAATCTCAACAGGATCACCGGAATCAGGACGAATAACAATCTTACCGTTACGAGCAATGATTTTATCTTTCAAACGAGGCATGAAGTCTGTTAGAACAGTCCACAGATCCCAAGTATCAGAAACGATCGAAACGATTCCTTCTGGATAGATATCTTCAACTAGACGACGGAAAGTTTCAAATTCGTCTTCTTTACCACCAGCACACATAACAGAGTGCTCTGTAGCAGGAACAGAAGAACCTGTCGTAGCAATGTTTGCATCATAATAATGCTCAGCTGCTAGAATAGCAGGGATAGTATCAGTTCCATTGAACGATAGAAGGTGACCCATACCAGAAGCTACTGCATCACCTAGAGACGACATACCACGCATGGAGAAATCGTGGAATTGATAATCGATGAAACCAAAATCAGTCTCTCCTGCTTTTCGTGCCCATTCCATACCAATCTTACGATATTCAAGAGCAGTCGTTGCCGAAGTGTATGGTTTCCAAATAGATAGAGAAAGAATCGTTTCTAGGAAATTAGGAAGCCAGAAAGCGTGGTCGACTGTATTGTAAATGACAAGAGATGGAATTCCAATATTAACCGAATATCCTTCCGGAATTGCGTAGATGTTAATAGGAAGACGTCCTTCATCATGAAGTGCCTTGATGTGGTCTGTTTTGGGATTCTGAATTCCAAGAGTTTTAGAGATTACACGGACATATTCTGCTTCTACTTCGATCCAAGGTACAGAGAAAAAGCTATTATCGAATTCCTTCAGAAGATCAAGTAGAAAATACTGGTGTCCAAAAACAACAATTTTTTCAATACCAGGGACACGAGATTTTCGTGCAGTCCAATTTGAGTAGACTCGTGTCACTCCTTCTGGATATTGGCGAACGTGATCAATCTTGTAGAAGTCTGCTAAGAGAACTGGGATGGTGTTCATAATTAACCTTTCTTTATTCATTATACTAAATATAGAATCAGAAAGCAAGCTTTACTTAAAAATAGTTGCCAAAAACAGGAAGAACCCAGCAAGCAAAAACAAACCAAGGAATATTGCGGCTGGAATCCAAAGAGGAGAGAGTACCCAAAGCCAAGACCAGGTAATGTGACCAGTTAATTTCAATCCGATGAATAGTAGTCCAAACATCGGATTGAAAGAGAACGAAACATTGAAGTTTTTTTCAGAAGCCATTTCAGTTTAATATTCCTTTCAATCGGTACATACCCATTATAGCGTACTGAGTCAAGCATGTAAAGGTTTTCTAGAAAAAATAAAAAAAAAAAAGAATATCTCCTTTATTTTCAATATCTTACTGCAAACTATTGATTCTAAAGAGAATATTCTTTCGAAAAAAACTTGCTTCGGTTGAATGGATAAGGTATAATGGTTCTATGAAAAGGAAAACTGTTCGGGTGACTGATGTTGTCGATACTGTGAATCGAATTTTAGATGTTTCCACGTGTTCTGTCGATACTCGCTGGGGCATGATTGCTGTTCTTGAACAGATTCTTCACGACTCAGGAAATTACAAGGGATATAATAATGTCAAAGACGGAAAGATTTGTGGATACAAAGAACAGCCTGATGACACGAGACGATATTATTATGGCGGGACGAAGTAAGTTGTTTTGTTTGGTGTTGTGGTATTGCTGAAATTTATGGTCGCAGTTAATTTTGATTGACGACTAAACCGCAATTTAGTAAAATAATTCTAAGGAGAAATAATTATGAAGAAGATTCTTACAGAAGTACAGGGCGAAGGTTTGGTTGCCCTTCTAGGTGAGCATGTGATGTTGTTCTGTGCGAACTACATCTATGCTGGTACACTCACTGGAGTGAACGATACATGTGTCCTTCTAGACGATGCGAAGATTGTTTATGAGACTGGTCCGTTCAGCGATGCGAAGTACAAGGACGCTCAGAGTCTTCCTACCAAGTCTTGGTATATCCAGACTTCTGCGATTGAGTCTTTCGGCATCGGCAAGAAGGGTTAAGTGATGGGGGATTTAAAATCCCCCATCCTTTTATTTGTTCTATGAAAAATATGTTTACAAGAGAACTTGTAAAAATATTGCATCTAGATCTGGTTCTAATTCATCTGGTTGGTCGGTAGCAACTTGGACTCCTACATCATGAAGAAATCAATTTACAAAAGAAATATTGGGTCTAGGTCTTGGTCTGGGTCTAGGTCTTGGTCTTGGTCTGGGTCTTGGTCTGGGTCTTGGTCTGAGTCTAGGTCTAGGTCTGAGTCTAGGTCTAGGTCTGAGTCTAGGTCTGGGTCTGGGTCTGGGTCTTGGTCTTGGTCTAGGTCTAACTAAAAATATGATAAAGAAATCAATTTACAAAAGAAATATTGGGTCTTGGTCTAGGTCTGGGTCTAGGTCTGGGTCTGAGTCTAGGTCTGAGTCTTGGTCTTGGTCTGGGTCTGAGTCTAGGTCTGAGTCTGGGTCTTGGTCTAGGTCTTGGTCTGAGTCTTGGTCTAGGTCTGGGTCTGGGTCTAGGTCTAGGTCTAGGTTTAGGTCTGGGTCTAGGTCTAGGTTTAGGTTTAGGTCTGGGTCTAACTAAAAATATGATAAAGAAATCAATTTACAAAAGAATTATTTGGTCTAGGTCTGGGTCTGAGTCTGGGTCTAGGTCTTGGTCTGAGTCTGGGTCTTGGTCTTGGTCTTGGTCTTGGTCTGAGTCTTGGTCTGGGTCTAGGTCTTGGTCTGGGTCTGGGTCTTGGTCTTGGTCTGGGTCTGAGTCTGGGTCTTGGTCTAGGTCTAGGTCTGGGTCTAGGTCTGGGTCTAACTAAAAATATGATAAAGAAATCAATTTACAAAAGAATTATTTGATCAATGTAGTATAATTGTATACAACTGACAAGGTTATTAATAATGATTATTTCACATTCTCCTGATAATAATGTTGTTCTTTCTTCTATTGATAGAACAGATGAATTTAAAATCAAGAATTCTTCGAAAGCATTCTCGATTTTAAGTTCTGGTTTATATGCAAATAAGATTAAAGCGATTATTCGAGAACTTTCTTGTAATGCTTATGATTCGCATGTGGCAGCAGGAAAGAAGGATATTCCGTTTGACGTACACCTTCCTAATCGTATTGAACCATGGTTCTCTATTCGTGATTATGGAACTGGTCTAGATGACACACAAGTGAAATCTATCTATACAACTTATTTCGAATCAACGAAAACGCATTCGAATGAATTCGTTGGTGCACTTGGACTTGGTTCCAAATCACCATTCAGTTATACTGAAAACTTCAGCATCACTACGATTAAGAACGGTAAGTGTTGGATTTTTAGTGCGTTCGTGAATGAACATGGCATCCCTTCCATTGCGTCTATGGGAGTTTCTGATACGACAGAACCGAACGGCGTTGAGATTAAATTTTCAGTAGATAACCAAGACGATATCGTTAAGTTTGTCACAGAAGCTCCTAACGTATTTATCTGGTTCGAGACACAACCAAATATCTCCGGTAATAGAGAGTATACATTATCTTTCGATTACGTCGTTAAAAGAGAAAAGAATTACGAAGAACAGAATATCATACCAGGAATTCATGTATTATCTACAAGAGGTTATGGTACTAGTAAAGCTCTGATGGGAAATATCTGTTATCCTATTGATGTTCCAAACGCAAAAACGAATTTAACGGATAAACTGCATTCTTTACTATCCAATAATCTTGTAATGGAATTCAATATTGGAGAATTAGATTTCCAAGCTTCTCGAGAAGGTTTGGCTTACACTCCGTTGACTATTTCTTCAATCAAGAATAAACTTCAAAAGTTAAGTGATTCATTGTACTGTATTCTAGATGAACAAGCTAAACAACACAATCATAATTCTTGGTTTCTTGCAGATTTCTTAGTTAATAAAAATTCTCTTCCTATTTGGAAGATGACTGTGACAGAATATGTAAATAATAATAACTTAAATGTTGTCGCAATTAACAAATACAATAATTTACATGAAATCTATTACAATGTAATTTCTATTTCGCGAGAAAAGTGTTCTGAATTCAATATTTCAATTAATTCTTTCGAAAAGGATTCGTATTCTGGAAGAACTAGAAGATATGATCTAAATAACTCTGGCATTAATATGTATCAAACATGTTCAAAATACAAGTTCATTATTAATGATACGACTATTGGTGCTGGAGAAAGATGTAAACGATATATCGATAATCTAGAAACAGGACACAAGATAAAGAAATTTATCCTTTTACAGAAAATCGATAAAGATAAAGATATGAATCTTGAAGAATTCTTCAAGTCAATAAGTAATCCACCAGATGATATTATCATAAATGTTTCTACCCTTCCGGAATTGGAAAAGAAAAAGAGAACCAAAGATGTAACAGTTGTTAAAATACAAGAAGATAATAGAAAATATTACAATCCAAATTATACTTGGAAAGAATGTGGTAAATTACAAGATCTAAATAACACGACGAATACCATGTATTATATTCCTCTTTCTGGGTATAATGTTATTTCAAATTACACTACTGACTTTAAAGGAGTCTATAAATTATTGAAAGAATGTGGTTTTTTTGGACCGATTGGTTCACGTATGACTATTTATGGAATCAGAAAAGGGGATATTGAATCACTTTCGAATTATCCAAATTGGATAAATATTGAACGTGTTATTATCGATAAATTACAATCCGAAAAAGAATCCATTAAGAATCGAATTTATGCAGATTTGAATATTGACTGCATCAATAAATTCAAGTATAATAAAAATATATTGGATAAATTGAATGATAATTCTCCATTCAAGAAAGTTGTTCAAGAATTCAATATAACAAATAATTCGAAAAACAACAAACCAGGTTCAATTAATTCCTATATGATGTTGGCGAATATATATTCCAACGATAATATCTATAAAGAATTAAAGGAATTCCAGTTGGCGGCAGAAACTAAAGTGCAAACAATTTTAAATAGATATCCATTATTACGTTATATGGTTGATATTGATTCTTATTTGTTTGAAACAGACAAAAATAGATATGATGTATTTGCAGGATACATTAATTTAATTGACGATCAGAAAAAGGAGTTAACATGTTCCCTTACTTAATTCAAGGTTCTAACATTATTATTGTGATTGGGTCGAAGACTCATACAATCAACAAACAACATCTTTCTTATAACAAGATTGTAGATGCCATCAAGACAAGCGATTGGGATACTGTGAAGGATCTCATTGAACCAAAGAAAGCCATTCTGAAGTATGGTGCTGGGAATATCTCAATCCAAGGTGACAAGATCTTCTGGAAGGATGAGGAGTTCACTAATTATTTATCAGATAAGATTGTTTCTATGTTCCAAGAAGGATTTCCAATTGAACCGATGGTTCTATTTATGGAGAATCTAATGAAGAATCCATCGAAGCGTGCAGTTAACGAACTGTATGGTTTCTTGGAAAAGGGGAAAATGCCTATTACTTCAGATGGTTGTTTCCTTGCTTACAAGCGTGTCCGTTCTGATTATAAAGACGTACATAGCGGAACATTCGATAATTCAGTAGGCAAGATCGTTCAGATGGAACGAAATAAAGTAGACGACGACAAGGATCGAACTTGTTCCAGCGGTTTACATTTCTGTTCTGAAGAATATCTAAAGCATTTCTCTGGTGAACGAATTATGATCTTGAAGATTAATCCACGTGATGTGGTTTCAATTCCTGCAGATTATAATGATTCTAAGGGTCGATGCTGCCGTTATGAAGTTATCGGAGAACTTGGAGCCGAAACGAATCCTAAGGATGCTTTCCAAGAGCCAGTACAAGATAATGGTATTGGTATCTGGATTGAAGTTGGGTAAAAGATATTGCGCTTGTAGCATAATGGTAATGTAGAAGATTCTAAACCTTCGAGATGAGAGTTCGATTCTCTCCAAGCGCACCAAATTAAAAGAGGAATATATGACATAGAAGACTAAAATTAAGTGTGAATATTTGATTTTTCACTTCAATAAGAAACATCTTGAAGATCCTTCCATTCCAATGTGGTCGATCAAAGCAAAAGGTGAAACTTATTATGTGAAGCATGTAGATTGTGCTCTACCATGGAGCACAAAAGAAACTCCTGATAATCCTCATACAAAAGGATCTATCAAAATCAAAAATTGTACTTTGACAATAGACTATCTAGATAATGCTTATATAACGGGAGAGTAAAATCTCCCGTTTCATTTTTTTATAAATACTCTTGGAGTATAATAGTCATGTTCACAATTAATTCAGCAACCAATCCTAATGATCGAAATCTTAATAATTATTATCTAAAACATTTTAAAAATAATAATAAATTGTCTCAAGAATTGAAGAAACAAATAACACCAAAACTTATTTCTGATGCTATCAAAGAAGCAATATCACAATCAAAAAAAACCAAGGACAAGGGATATAAATTAGAATTCACAATCGACGGTATAAAACCCGTAGAGGAACAGTAATGTTATCTTTTAAATCTTTTCTTATACTAGAAGGTGGCGTCGGGGGCCACATGGCGCATGTTTTTGACATATCTTCAACTGGAAAAGAATTGATTGGAGTATTTAAGGAAGCAATCAAATTCATCAATTCTGGTAAGACATCTGTTAAGATAGATGGAATCAATGCTTCACTTCGTTTGGTTGAAGGAAAATTTGTTCTAGATCGTGGTTCGGCAAAGCCTTTGGATATTAAAGGAATTCGTCCAGAAGATTTGGAAGATAGATTTGGACAAGGACATGGATTTGTTGAAAAAGGAAAGAAGATAATTGACATTTTTGACACAGCTTATCCGAAAATTAAGCCAGAATTGGAGAAACTTGGTCTTTTAAATAATCCTAATATCTTATTCAATACTGAGTATGTTGAAGGTAAGACTAATGTTGTTCAATATGAAGGAATCGATAATTTCTTAGCAATCCATGGATTAAAAGAAATTAAGGTTAATAAGACAAATCCAAAGACTGGCGTTGTTACATCAAGAGTAGCTTCCAATATTTCATTCGATCAAACAACAATGGCTTCTCTTATCAAGAAATTAGATGAAGTTGCAAAAGCTTTTGGATTTAAAGTTCTCGGTAATGTTGGTGTAACATTCAAAGAGAACCCTGATTTAACCAAGGTTTTATCAGAAGAGATTACTCTAAACGAACAAACTAAAACGCTTGGAGAATGGTTATCTAATCTGACATTTAAGACTCCTCTAATTACAAGAGCAAAATTCATCCAAATTATGAACTCAGATAAGAAAGATCTTACTGAGAAACAACTTACAGATTATCTAGTTTATATTGCAACTATTCGCCTTGGTGATGAAATTCTTAATAGTTCAACTTCAGATCTAGGCGATCTTAAAGGTCAAGAAGGAATCGTCATAAGAAGATCTGATAATTCTTTATACAAAATAACTGGATCGTTTATTCTTCGTGGATTAGAATCTACATTTGGAAAGTAATATGTCTAAGAAATATTTCGCACGTCTATCTAAGTCTACAGCTACTAAAAGAAAAACATTCTGGAAGAAACTTGGTTCTTATCCGTTCACTAAAGATGAGTATGATCGTGCGGAAAAAGTTCCTGGAGATGCGAAGTCTGAGACAAGACCATCGCAATATAATAAGAAGTATAGAGAAATGTATGAAGCAGTACATAATGAAGCTCCTTATCTAAAATGGGGTATTATTTCTCCAACTGGTAAAGTTATTTCTGGCGATGAATATAAAAGTAGTGATAATTTGAATCATGCATCATTTCTTGTCAGACTTGGGTTAGAAAAAGAATACGATCTAAATGGGAAAAATTCGAACTATTCAAGATATGCTATTTTGAAGGATGTCTATGGATTAACCTCAATAATAACCATACCAGGTCGTGCAAAAATTGATTCTGTTATAAAAGCATGGAAAAATATTCCGATGGGAGATGATATATTAATCTTACTTAGTAAGTATAATGATGATGAATATGAAGGTCCTTCATCTAAAGCTCTATCGTGGTTAAAACAATATAAATCAAAAGTACAAGAAGAATATGACGAAATCAGTGAATCCAGATCAATCAAGGCGCTTCAAAAGAAAGCAAAAGCTTCTGGTGTTCCTTATTCTATCTTGAAGCGAGTTTATAATCGTGGTATGGCTGCTTGGGTTACAGGACACAGACCAGGTGCAACACAATCTGCTTGGGCATTTGCAAGAGTCAATTCGTTCCTAACAAAAGGAAAGACTTGGTATGGGCCAGATGCAGATCTCGCGAAGAAAGCAAGAAAGTATCTACAAGAAGCTCATTTTATACCACAATATTTTGATTGGGGCTGGATTGATGATCGTGGAAATATTCAATATCCAGAAGAGCATGATAGAACACATACATCTATTCTAAGAAGATTAACAGAAAAACAACCTGAATATAATTTGGGCGATAGGCCAACAGAAACTGATGCAACAAAACAAGGTTGGATTCGTTGGGTAGTTGAATACAGCAATTCTGAATTTGTTTTATTTTTCAATACAAAGAAATTGATTAAAACGATAAAGATGTATAGATCTATAGAAAATATTGTAAATAAACATAAAGATTCGTCATATATTTCATTTGATTTGCCTAGAAAATTTATACAATCTAGAACGAGGAACGAATTCATGTTAGAGCTATCTAAGGTATTTGGAATAAAAGAAGATCAAGATTACGAAATAGAAATGATTTCTGGACAATTAAAGAAAATTATAGATCTATCTACAGATACCTTGAATATTATCCAGAATCAGTCAGAAATTCCTGCATGGATTCAAGATAAGATCTCAGTTTCTACTCATAACGCAGAAGCAATATTTGATTACTACAATTATTCGGAAGAAAAGATTCAAGAAGAAACGCAGATGAAGAAAGTTGTCATATTTCCAGGTGGTTTCCATCCATTCCATAAAGGCCATTATTCGGTTTATACTGCAATCAAAAAGAAATTTCCAGATGCAGATGTATATGTTGCTTCAACAAACGAACAAACCGAAAGACCATTTTCATTTGAAGATAAAAAATATCTAGCAAGTCAACTAGGAGTTCCTGAGAAATCATTCGTTGAAGTAAAGATTCCATATGTTGCTACAGAGATTACACGGAAATATGATAAAAAGAATACGATAGTTATCTTTGCTATTTCTGGAAAAGATCCAGATAGAATCTCTTACACAAAGAAAGATGGTACACCAGGATACTTTGCAGAATGGACTGGTGAAAATGTCGAACCATTTGAATCAAAAGGATATATCTTTATTACACCAAAGGTAGATTTTAAGATTGCAGGTAAACAAGTTGATTCTGCTTCAATGATTAGAAAAATGTATAAAGAAGCTGATGATTCAGAAAAGAATCAAATTATCAAAGATATGTATCCTGGTGGTGATGTCAAAAATATTAAAAAAATCTTAGACAATAATTTGATAGATTCTACACAAGAATCAGTAGAAATTATTTCTGAAACTATCAGATGCAGTAAGAAGACTGGTAAGAATATCTGTTTCGTATTCTCTAAAAAGGGTAAGAAGATGGGTGGTCCATATTCTGAAACGAAAGCCAAGAAAAGACTCAGACAAATTGAATTCTTCAAACATTTAAATAAATAACGATAAGGAAAGAAAATGAAAAATTTTTCACAAATACGAAACGAAATCAATATCCAAAATAAATCTTTATTGACTGAAGAATCACAGTTATTCGGATTAGATGAAACACATTTAATTGAGTCGATAGATATTCTATCTAAGAATTTAATTCTAGCTTCTCTGATTACAGAACAGATTTCTGATTCAGAAATTAAAGAGATTGTCGATTCAATTCCACTAGATGTAGATAAATTAGAAGATTATATGATTCAAACCAAGAACAATATTGTAATTGTTAATTGGGATGGATCAAAAGCTTCTGTAGAAGTAGACGGAAAGGAAATTGATATTCCTGGTGTTGTAAATAATCCTGAAGCTCTGCGTGGTGCTGTTGAAGGAATTCTTCAAGATTATCCTATGTCTGAAGAAGTTACACAAGATGATTTGGCAGATGTTCTATATAATATTCCAACAGATACAAAAGAGTTAATTGGTAAAGAATTTGATATAAATGGCGATAAGTTATCTGTAGACTGGAATTCGGAAACAGGATCTGTAAAAGTTTCTTTGAATGGAAAATCTATTGATATTAATGATAAAGCTTATGATTTGGATACATTGGCACAAGCAATTATGAAGGCTGTTGGATCAGATTCTAAAGAAAAAGAAGAACCAAAGAAAGATGATAAGCCTGTAACTGATCCTGAAACGAAGAAGAAACTGGCAGTACTTAATACAATAATCAAACCAAGATTAATTTACAAATATGCAAATACAAGTACAGATAGAAATAGAGTAATTGCAGCTCTAACTGATTATATTAAAACTGGTTCAGATGAATCAAAGACAACTGCCGATTTAGATCAAAGAGCTCTAGTTGATCTCTTATTCGATTTAGTTGATGTATTAGTTACAAATAGAAATCTAGCAACTCTAGTTACAAAGAATGCAACAGCTGCTTCAGTTTCTGAATCTGTTATTCTTGAAGCAAAGAAGAAATCAAAGAAGAAGCCGCCTACAGAAGAAGGTGTCGATGTTAAGTTAGATATGCTTTTGAAACTTGGTCTTGTTGATCAGAAGTTGTATAATAGAGCAAAGAAAGCTCTTTCAAATAAGAAAGCAGCTGGAACAGTTCCTTATTTAAGAAATCTTCTATTTGATTTATTGGATAGATTAATTTCTTATATCAAGAAAGATCCTACTCTATATAATAGAATTAGAATCAACGTCATGAAAGAAATGAAAGGAATTCTTCCAACAAAGAAAGATCTTGATGAAGCATCATGTGCTGGAAAGAAAGCTGCCGAAGAAGGTAAGGGAAAAGAAGTCCCTGAATCATATTCAAGACACTACTTCACAAAAGAAGCTTGGTTAGAAGGTTTCGATTCTTGGGATGGAACTATAACTAATATTAATTCGGAAGAGGAAGAAATGAAAACATTCAAAGAATTTAATGAAACATTCAAAGAAGAACAAGAAACAAATGAATCGGTAAAGTTATCTGAATTAAATGTTATTAATGATGTTATAAATGGATTGGAGATCTTATCAACAACTCCTTTTGCAAATCTAGAAGAAGCTGAGAGCGAAATTAAATCTCTATTAGGAACTATCGGTTTGTCATTTGATAATCTTGAAGATGGCGAGATTCCTTTAGATTCAATTGACGGCGAAAATGCAGTTCTTTCTGTATTTTCTGCAGACGAAACGGTAGAAGATGAATTGGAAGGAGATATGGTTTTAAAATGTTCCATTTCTGAAGGAGAATCTGGTGTAACAGTTTCTGCTGAAATTATGGTTTACTTCGAAGATGGAGAAGCAGTTGCATTGACTGACGTTGAATTTGAAGTAGAGAAAGAAGATGGCGAGGAAGCCGAAGACGAAATGGAAGATAATCTAGAAGAAGAATTTGAAACTGGTAAAGTCTTTAACGTCATCTTATTCAAGCCAACCACAAGAAGATTCTTATCTTCAATTATCCACGCAAACTCAGTAGAAGAAGTTGAGAAGATTGTTTCAGAAGAAATGCCTTTGTATGTAGTTCACTCAATTAATCCTATTGAAGTAACAGATACAACTAAATAAGGGAATAACATGAATTCATTTACTAAAGCATATATGGAAGTCCTCAACGAAGGTACCTTCTTGATGGGACAAGATACAACTCTTGCAGATATCTTAAAGGAAACTAAGTTTGAAGATTTTTCTAAATCAGATTTTGATGCATTTGCTGGTGTGGAAACAGATAATCCTGTTATAGGAACATATAAAGATTATCAGATAATCATAGATGGTAATGACATTATATTGATATCTGATAATGAAGAATCAGCTGGTTTTTCTCAAAAGATCTTTTCGTTGAAGTTACAATCAACCATTTAATGATTCTAAATTTAACAAAAGACAATATTAAATTATATGCAGCCAGTGTTTACCAAAATCCTGGCTGCGCTTCGTCTTTAGAATTTGAAGAGGATTATCTTCGAATCAAATATCTGAAGACGATTTTATATAAATATCTAAATAACAAGAGTATAAATATTCGTATTTTGTTAAATCATATTATTTGTATACAGAATGTTTTTCCTGGAGAAGCAACTGCTAAGATCTTATTCGTTGTGTTTTCTGAATCTTCGTGGAATGCATTAGCAACAATCTTGATCTATTTGTCTTTGATGCCTCCAGAAATTAGAGGAATAACGGGAAAAACGATTACTCTATCATCAATATCTATAGACAATAATCTATTAGAAAAATTAAAGGAACTATGATGTTACTAGAAGGCGTTTACGGAAGTTTCAAATTAACTGAAGATTCAGCAAATAAGTTAACTGAATGGATAAAAGATAACAATGTTATAGAACCTGTTGAAGATGAAGATTTACATATCACAACAACATACTCAAAGGTAGATCCGAAACAAGAAATAACTCCTTCCGAAAAGAACAATATCAGATTAGATCATAAAGAATTTTCTATAGCAACATATGGTCGGGCTTTGGTTATTGAAGTGGAATCGAAAGATCTCGAAACAATTCATAAATCAGCAATAGATTCTGGCGCTTCTTATGATTACGAAACTTATAAACCGCACATAACCATTTCTTATAATGCAGAAGCAAACGAAAACATAATTCCTCTTCTATTTCCTCCAGATTTTGATATCGTTCTTTCTCATGAAGAAGTAGAACCTCTAAATTATAATTTTTGGGGTTGGATTAAGCCTGATGGTTCTCTTCTTCTTCCAACAGAAAAGATGAGGTACTCTTATAATGAGTATTCACACATAGATGTATTAAAAAAACAACAAAAATCAATTTCTAGTTATGACGCAGCATATAAATTGAATTATATTCGTTTCTATGTAGAAACGGCATTAGATCGCCTTGTTTTTGATTGTCCAAACACAGTTCCTGCTTCTATTGTTGAAAAAGGATACAAGAATATTCTATATTATGTCAGAACTAAACAATTCAAATTTTATATAAAAAAGAAAAAAGGTCGTAACGAAACTCATGATTTTGAAACAATTGATAGTGGCAATTCTTTACAAGAATTGCTTGCCAAATTGGTGAAGCTGCAGGAATCAGATGCACCCGCCAATTCAACAGCAAATATTGCTACTTATGCAAAACCAATGACATTTAAGATGTTTAAAAGAAAAATGGATTTGAAATAGGTGTTTTATGGACAAGGGTTTAGAACAAATGGAAAAAGACGTCCAAGAAATTAAAGTTCAAGTAGAACTTGTCAAGAAAGACATTCAACAATTCCAAAAAGTAGTGGATAAACTAGACACAACAAACGATAAAATTCAAGAGTTGATTAATAACATAACAACCATCACAACACAACATCAACAAAAAATAGTTGACTCGGAAACGAATTCTAAGTATATCTGGGAAGAAATTGCTGATGTTAAAAAACAAATTGCTTCCGAGAAAAAAACTATAGAAGAAAGATTAACTGATTTAGAAAAATCAAAGTGGATGTTAATTGGTGGTGTATCTTTCTTAACTCTATTGATGAATATTGTTTCTACTTTTGTAAAGAGTAATTAAATGAAATCCTTCAAACAATTTCTTATTGAAAACGAATTATCTATTGGTAAATGGGAAATTATTGCCTCAACTGAAAGAAGAAGAAAGTATGCTGAAAATCTATTCGATCTAGTTCAAACAGCATATAAGGACACACCATATGGTTCATTTATTAAAACTGTAGATAATGTAATTAATGGTATTAAGAATGAAACAGATCCAACAAAACCACCGACAATTTCAGATTGGCAAGTAATTAATCTAGACTCAGATCCATATGCAGAAGCCACAGTATTCTATAGAAAAAATAGATCAGATGAAACTTGGATTGGAAATAAGATACAAGGTATAGGACATGATGGAAGATATCATAATAGAATTAAATCATCTCAGTATGCTGTAGAAAAGATTGTTGAATTGATTAATGAAGAGGGTTGGTGGATAGAAGTTTCAGATGCGTTGAAATACATTTTATTTAAAAGATATAATGGAAAATTTCCTGTTGTTTCTGATGTTGTGTTTTTGAGAAAATTATATAATGATCCAACTCTTGAAATGATTGATGAAGTTACATACACTAGAGATATTGGTAGTGGAAGAATCCAGGAATCTACCCTGGGAAAACCTGTTCTTAAGATGAAAGAAGAATCTCTAGATGAAGGTCTTTCGGATTGGTTGAGGAATATTGTGCTCGCTGCTGGTCTATTCGCTTCGGGGGAGCAGGGTGCAGAAGCAAAAAGAATAACAGTTTATCCTGATGGTAAGGCAATTTATACTGATACAGGAAAACCAGTAATCAATAAATTACCCAAACTACAATCTACAAAGAATATATTATTAAATGTCAAAGCAGATACTCCTGATGAAAGAAAGAAACTTTTGAATAAGATGGCGATTGCTTCTGGAATAAAAGGAAACGAGTTAGAACATTTTATTGCACAAGCTAGTCATGAAACATTAGATTTCTCGAAGCTTGAAGAAATTGGTTCTAATAATAAATTTGAATTAAAATATGGTCCGAATTCTAGAATAGGAAAAAAATTAGGTAACGATACCAAAGGTGATGGGGCGAAATTCAAAGGACGTGGTTTCTTACAATTAACAGGTAAGTATAATTATGAGAAGATTGGTAAGATATTAAATCTAGATCTTGTTTCTAATCCTAATATGATTTCTAAGTATCCTGGTGTTGCAGCTGCTACTGCTATTGCTTATTGGAAATGGAGAGTTAAACCTAATGTTAAATCTTTCGCAACAAAAGATACAGTTTCGAAAGTTACTAAGCAAATCTCCGGATCTAGTAAAGAAAAACATATAGATAGAAGAAAACCAAAAAAGTAGTTTTATAGGAAATGGTAAGTATGAAATCATTTAAATCGTTCGTAACGGAAAAGAAATTTGCAGATCTTAAACCAACAAAAGGTAAATGGGCAAACTTATCATAAGAATAAGTTATTGCTTTCTTCAACTTAATAAGGTATAATATAGTTATATCATATGATTCATAATGAGGTTTATGTCAAAAGAATACGTCAACAATCAAGAGTTACTACAAGCACTAGTTAACTATAAACAGTCTGTTGCAGAAGCCGAAAACACTGGATTACCGAAACCCAGGGTTCCTGAATATATTGGAGAATGCATTCTTAAGATTACCGAGAATATTGCTAAAAGACCGAATTTTTCAGGTTATACATTTAGAGAAGATATGATAGGTGATGCTGTCGAAAACTGTCTATTATATCTTCATAACTTTAATGAGGAAGCTTCACAAAATGCATTTGGTTATTTCTCTAAGATTATCTGGTACGCATTCTTAAGAAGAATTGAAAAAGAATCTACAGAAACTTATGTCAAATTCAAATCTCTTGAAGCTTCTCCTTTATTCACAGATCACAAGATGGAATCTAAAAAATTCGTTAATCTTAATAAGTCTGTTCTGAATGAAAACACAATTCATATCATTGAAAAATATGAAGAAAAGATATTGAGAAGAAAGAAGATAAAGGTTCTCGATGAGAGTCTAACTAAATTAGAGGAGTTTATGGAATAATGTTTGTAGCTCTTATCACCGACACACATTTCGGTATCAAAAATGATTCTCCTCTATTCTATGAATATTTCGATTTATTCTTAGATAATGTCTTCTTTCCGACCATAGAACAAAAAGGAATAGACAAGATAATTCACTTGGGAGATTGTTTTGATAGAAGGAAATATGTAAATTTCAATACTCTAACATGGGCTAGATCTTCTTTCTTTGATAGAATTCAGGATATAGCCACAATGGATATTATCATTGGGAATCATGATACATATTTTAAGAATACGAATGATGTCAATTCTCCCAATCTATTGCTTAGTGATTATGATAATATTCGCATATTTGATGATGTGTATGAAGAAGACAATTTAATATACGTTCCTTGGATTACAGAAGATAAAAAGAAAGACGTATTAGAAAAGATTTCGAAATCTTCTGCTAACATTCTTCTTGGTCATCTTGAAGTAAAAGGATATACTATGTTCAAGGGCGCAATCTGCGATCATGGTTTGTCTTCTGATATTTTCTACAATTATGATCTAGTTCTTTCAGGACATTTTCATTCTAAGAACGATTCGTCAAATATCTATTATCTTGGATGTCCTTGGGATTTGATGTTTAATGACGTCGATGATGTTAAAGGTTTCCATATCTTAGATACAGAAACAGCTGAATTGACTTTCATTGAGAACCCATATAAATTATTTAATAAATTATATTATGATGATTCTTCTGCAAAGAAGGTTCAAGATGTTCTTTATTCTGATAAAAAATACAATTCATTAACAAAGACTTTCATTAAAGTTTATATTAAAGCTAAAACAAACCCAGTATTTTTCGATAGATTTTGTGATCGATTAACAGAATCGAATCCTTATTCTGTAGTTTATGCTGAACAATATCTAGACATTGAAGATTCAGAAGAAGTCGCTTCACTATCAGAAGATACTCTTTCTCTTCTAAAATCTTCTATCGAAGATTATGTAGATTTAATACCTGATGATAGTAAAATGCGAGAATTAGAAACATTATTATCAGATTTATATACCGAGGCAATAAAATCATGATTATATTTGAAAAAATGAAATATAAAAATATTCTTTCAACCGGAAATAAATTTAATGAAATAATATTCAATGGTGTGAAAACAAATCTCTGCATCGGAAAAAATGGTGAAGGAAAATCAACTTTTCTTGACGCATTAACTTTCGTTCTATACGGTAAACCTTTCAGAAAAATCAACAAACCACAACTAATTAATTCTACAAATAACTCAGATTTACTTGTTGAAATTAACTTTAAAATCAATAAAGATTCATACCTAATACGTCGTGGTATGAAACCAAATATTTTCGAAATCTTTACAAATAACAAGTTAATAGATCAGAATGCAATCTCAAGAGATTATCAAGAATTACTGGAAAATCATATCTTGAAGATGAATTATAAAACATTCACTCAGATTGTCGTTATTGGAAACGCAACTTACATGCCATTTATGAAGTTGAATCCAGTAGATAGAAGAAATATCGTTGAAAATCTTTTGGATATTGATATCTTCTCTAAGATGAATTCTCTTCTTAAAACAAAAGTGTCTAAGACAAAAGAAGAAATAAATGGAACTTCTTATAAACTAGATCTATCTAAAGAAAAGATGAAGATACATAAGAATCTAATTTCGAATTCAACATCAGATATTGACAAATCAATCACAGATATCGATGCTGAAATGAGACGAAATGAATTGCAAGTAATTGCAAAAGAATTGGCTATAGATAAATTGAATAAAGAGATTCAAGAGATCATTGTTAATGATTCAAAAATCAGTACCCTTACTTCTAAGATATCCAATCTTACACATTATTCTGTAACTTTTAAAGAAAAGATGAAGAATCTGTCGAAAGAAATTAAATTCTTCAATACAAATGATTCTTGTCCAACTTGTACACAATCTATTCCAGAAGAATTTAAATCAACTACATTATCATCTAAAGAAAAAGAATTAACCAAATATAATGATGCCATATCGTCCTGTAATTCTGAGATTAATAGTATATCTATCGAGATAGAAGAAATTAACAAAAATATAGAAGAGATTAAAGAAAGAAAGACAGAAATAACAAAGAGACAATTTGAAATTGATTCTATTACACAATATATCGGTAAGTTATCAAAACAGATTAATGATTTAAGAGTTAAGAAGATTGAAGATGTAAAGAAGATCGAAGAAGAAAAGACAATCTTAGAACAGGAATTGGAAACTCTGAATGAAGAACGTGATACTCTTCTAAATCAACAACACCTACAATCCATTGCAGCAATTCTTTTGAAAGATGATGGAATCAAAACGAAAATTATTCGTCATTATCTTCCAGTAATGAATAAGATTATCAACAAGTATCTACAATTAATGGACTTCTATGTCAACTTTTCACTTGATGAAAACTTCGATGAAGTCATCAAGAATAAATCAAAAGAGAATTTTACTTATCATTCCTTCTCTGAAGGCGAGAAATTAAGAATCGATCTTGCTATCCTTTTTACTTGGAGAGAAATTTCAAAGATGAAGAATGCTGCAAATACTAATTTGTTGATTCTTGATGAAATTCTTGATTCATCATTGGATGCTCTGGGTATTGATGATTTCTTGAAAATCTTATCTTCTAGTAAAGAACAAACTAATACCTTTGTTATTTCGCATAGAAGTGATGGAATTCAAGATAAATTTGAGAGAATCTATAGATTCTCTAAGGTAAATGGTTTCACTAAGATATCTATAGATTAAATATTCATAGATATATTATATTTTTTCATTTTGTTGGTTTTGGTTTTTTCGAAGAGTAAATCTTCCTGATCTTCTACTATCTTTATAAGAACAACATCTCCGGATTGTAATCGTTCGTCAGAAAGAACGCAAGATAACGGGATTTCAATTTTGCTAGAAATAACTCTCTTCAAATTTCTTGCACCATATTCTTCGGAAAAACCTTTTTCTATCAACCAGTCTTTTGTCTTATCTTCCATAACAAAAAAGATTTTCTTTAGATTCATCTTAGACGATAATATTCTATATTGGATATCAGATAACTGTAGTTCCAGAATCTTTTTCATATGTTCTGGTGTTAATGTTTCGAATTTAATTGTCACATCAATTCTATTCAAGAATTCTGGTCTAAATTTTGATCTCATCGATTTATCTAGTAGAGACAATTCTTCTTCTTCGTCGACCTCTTTGTTAACAAATCCTATCGTTTTAGATCTTTGCACATACTCCTCAACACCAATATTTGATGTGAATATAATGAAACAATTTCTGAAATTCACAGAATCATTATTTCCCAATCTAATTTCTCCCTTATCTAATATAGAAAGAAGTAGATTAAATAGAGAATCTGTAGCTTTCTCAATCTCATCGAATAGAATGACATTCGGAACAACTCCTTCTACATCTTTTTTGTTGAAGAATGCTTTGGTTTCCGAGTGTCCTATATAACCAGGAGGAGCTCCAATTAATTTGGCAAGCTCATGAGATTGTTGATACTCACCACAATTTACTTTAAGAAACCTATCAACACCAAAAAACTTAGCCAATTCTTCTGCTACTTTCGTTTTCCCGCAACCAGTTTTACCAGCAAAGAAGAAAGAAGATATAGGTCGAGTTGGATCAGATAAACCATTATAGAACTTTTGTGTAGATATCGCCAATTCTCTTATGGCTTTTTCTTGACCAACAACAACATTATTCAATTTATCTTCTAATTCTTTTGCTGGTCCAGACAGATTTCTAGAGTTTAAGATCATCATGATCCTCCTGAAACTATTTATTGGTATATGTGAAAATGCCGCCTTCTGTTTCCAGGTGGCGGCGAACCCAGTCTTATGCTGTTTAAGCAGCAGCAGACATTACTAATACGTTAGTATTTGCGTTTATAGTTTACGCTGTTATGGTAGTCGTCTACCAGAAATCTACTCTCATCTATTCCTGCCAATCGATACTGATTCAGGCCCACCAAAGTATACTCTTTGTCAATATCCCCGCAGATATCATACGTTTGGTGTAGGACTCAACTTCATAGGTCGAGCGAGTATACTTTGGTGGACCTGCTGGGTTCCGCCCCCAGGTCTTGCACAGTTGTTGAATCGGATCAACGATTTCAATTTTTATTTATTAGTCTTCCTCTCACCAATCCAAAAGATTCAGTCTCAAATATCAAATAATTATTTGTGCCATCATTATACCAATGTCTTGTGTTTCCCAAACCATCTCTTCTGCCGTTTCACTGAAAATGCCCATAGTCTTTTCTAATTCCTCAATAGCAATATTCTTATTTGTAATTCTATTTTTGGTAGAAAACGAATCTATAACAAGACCCGTTGTTAAATGTATTAACCTGACACCAGCTGGATTCTCATTCAATTTTTGATCTGGTGTCAGGAAATATTCAAATGTACACTGTGTGTTAATCGTGTGAATATTCATCCACATCAATTTGACCATTACGATATACATTAATCTCTGCATGATCACCAAACATTTGACGAAGATCTTCATCTTCAAACATAGATAGAAGTTCGTCTACTTCATTATATGCCTTCTTTATTGAATCGATCGAATCGAAAGAAAGATCTTCAAGATCAATCTCTTTACTATATTGTTCGTTATTCAAAGTCCAGTTATCAACATGATCACAAGAGTTATTGAATCTATAATAATCTCGATTAACACCAAATACACAAGTGTCACCATCATTGAAATAAGGTGTATATTGATTCCAAGAAAATGAATTCAATTGTGGATTGTCATTGAAGATATCTTTTGTGATATCACCAAATACACTCTTTGCGTTATCTCGTAACATCTTCATATGTTCGTCACGAATTACCTTAAATTCATTAATCTTTGCAATAAATTCATTCTTAGTCATATTAATCAATCCTCATTTTATTAGTTACAGTTTTTGCAATTTTCTTGTGAGAAGAAGGAACAGTGTCTTTACCAGCATTCATCCAAGATCTATATTCCATTTCTTCCAAATAATCAGAAGCATTTGGAATATATCGATTACCAAAATCCTCTAGGATATGTTGCTCACCAATATCCCTGACAGATACATTCCGACCATCAGAATTTTTGATATTCACCCCAAATATTTTTTCTAAGATAGTTGAAAGAAACCAAGAATTATGAGTTAATGCACGATGACGATTATCTGACATCGCACCCTTCGACGAATCCATCAGATTATGGATATCAAAATAATCTTCTGGAACACCACCAAACTTCTTAGCAGAAGATACTGCGTGAATCCAAGGTTTTGCCATAATTTATTATACCTTATTCAATTGTTCTAGTCAACTTGAACCCGACAGTTCCGCCTTCTGATTTAATTTTAGCACAGACTTCTTCGAAAAGAATCGGTGCATACTCAGTGTGTTCGACGCAGACATTATGATATCTAATATCTGGAATATTATTGACGTGGAGATGGCCATGAATATTACATCCAAATCTACCAAGCGATTCATTATGAACTGGAATATGACTCAAGATCATACCATTCATCACATGATACGAACGAATGTCACGAAAATATTCTGTGTAATCCGACAACTTGAAGATATCATGATTGCCACGAATCAAGATCTTATCTCCATTCAGTCTAGATAAAATTTTAAGGTTCTTTCTAGAAATGACAACATCGCCTAGATGATAGATCTTATCATTTGGTTTGACTCTTGCATTCCAAGCTTCAACCATATATTCATCCATTTCTCCGGCCGAAGAGAACGGTCGCATCGGCGACCCGTCTTCCCTCTTAAATACTGTACATGTTTTCTCGTGACCAAAGTGGGTGTCACTAATTAACCAAACTGAAGGCATAATTTTCTCTATAGATCCTTTTCTAAATTCTGATTAACATGATTCCACGTTCCACATCCAAATGCATTTCGTGTTTCTTTAAGAATACAACTGTATAAAGAATCGTATTCGTTTCCCCTATAAACATACTTATCTGTTTCTTTGTTGAACGTAATCGATTCTTTAAATTTATCTGCTTCTATGAGCATATTTAATAAGATGTTATATTTTTCAAGTAAGTTTGCAGCATTCTTTTGTTCATCTTCAGTTGCGCAACCAGATTTCAATTCAAAATATACATCCCAAACACCCGCAGATGTGATAGAATCAATTGTATGTTGTTCTTTGTTGAGAACAACAATCATTCTTTGTTTTAATGCTTCTATTCGTTTAGATTGTGACATTATCGATTCGCTTCCGGATTAATACGATTGATATAATCAAGAGCATCGTCTACAGAGTTGAAGACTGGACGCCCATAAGCATCAATCTGGCACTTGCCAAGAATAAACTTCGGACCATAGACATCAAGACTCAGATCACAAGAGCCATTTTTGAACGACAACCGAACGAACTCTTTTCCGGAACCAGAAACCTTATTCAAAGTCGAATAGAGTTGGAGCTTTTCTGACTTATTCTGAAGGATATACTCAACAACTTCATCACGAGTCATGTTCTGACGCATTTCACGAGGATATCCGCCATCCGTACGATAGACGATAACCCAAGCAGAACCTGAAAGACCATAACCAGAACCAGTGATCTTGGCATAAGCTGGAGCCATTTCTTGTTTTTCTACGAAACCAAGCTGCTTCTGTTTCCTAGAATTTTCACCAACAGGCAGGAAAATACCAGTAAATTTATCGGTCTTAGGATCAACAATCGCCCAAACTGAACGGAACGACTTCCCGAAACCACGATATCGATCACGAACTTGAATGATCTTAGCAGGAACTCGTTCACCAGTCTTGGCATTGAACAGACCAGGAAACGAAGAAACCCAACCAGCATCCGCCAATTCAGCTAAAGTTTGATTCAGATTCGAGCTGATACCAGAAGCCCATTGTGAAAGAAACCCATCGGTATCGCACCGATCGAAAGAATCTTCACGATCCTGGATATTGCGAGCAGCCATTTGGCGATACTCATCAGCAGTAAGCTTTTCCATACATTCAGTATACCGTATCCTTCGTCTGAATCAAAGTTTTTTCAGAACTATATTCTCTTTATTTTCAATAACTTACGGTAAATCGTTGATTCTAAACGAGATATTCTTCCGAAGAATATTCTCTTTGTTTTCAATGACTTGTTGCAAGTCATTCATTTTAAACGGAATATAATTTACAAAAAACTTTGATTCGGATCTCCAATAAGGTATAATGGTTATATGAAGAAGAGAGAAACCGCTAAAGAAAAACGTGAACGATTGGCTCTTGAAGAGCAAATTCGAAATGATAATGAATGGCTTGAATTGAAGAATCAGTATCCAACCATCCTTTTGGATTTCGTGTTCGTCTTCTCGAAGCTTCCTAATTACGAAGTAAACAAGCACGAAGCAGTATATTCCTTCACTGATCTTGTATATGATTCTCCATTCTTTCTTCCGATTGTCTTACCCAATGATTATGATTTTGATGTGATCTTCGAAATCCAAAGAATGAATGATTATCTCGAAGAAATTCGCCTGAAAGAAGAGTACGAGAAAGAGAAGAATCGAAAGATCTATGCTGCTCTTGCTAAGTTAACCAAAGAAGAAAAAGAACTGTTGGGTCTGTAGAATCGACATCGTCTTCGGAGAAAGAAATGAAACAAACAATCAATATTAAATATCGTGTTGATTTAATCGAATCTGAACGTGGCTGGGCCAAACATTATTTTTGACCAAATACTTCGAAATATGATCTGGGAATCGATCTTTCTCAAATATTGTGATTATGCAAAAACCAAATTGAATGTATCGGATATTACTATATTTGTAAATGAAGAACAAGAATCATTATTTGAGAAGATCGATTTCTTCGTTGATGGGTGTGTATTTATTGAAGATGATTGGACAATAATAGATTTATACACCGAATCATATGATCGTTACGATTTACTATTATGTGTGTTGATTCACGAAATTGGTCATGTTATCTGTTGGAATAAATATGGTTACGATCATACTGAAGAAGATGCTTGGGATAATGGTGGATCTATCTTAGAACAAAACGAAATTCCGGAATGTTTTGATCTGGTGAAAGTTGAGGCTTTGAGTAGTTATGCTAGAATTGCAAAAATTTCTGAACACGAATTTTGGCGATAGGCTTCGTCTGTCAAGCGAATATGGTGTGTATTCTAAACAACACAATCAATATCCAAATCTGTACCAATTCACTTATGATCAGATTGAATCTTCGAAGATCAAAGATCATCCGATCGTGCGAGAATCTCGTGGTATTATCCTGGATCGTGATGCCTCTTGGTCGGTAGTTGCTCGTCCTTTCGATCGATTCTTTAATTGGGGCGAGAATGTCACTGAAGTTAACTTTGATTGGTCTTCCTTTGTAGCACAAGAAAAGATTGACGGATCATTAATGATCCTATACAATTATCTTGGTAAATGGAATGTTGCCACCAAAGGTTCTCCTGATGCGAATGGTACTATCGGTGATAATTCGTTCACATTCGCTGAGTTATTCTGGGAAACCTTCAAACAACAAATGTATTCTGTTTCTGATCTAGATCCTAGAAATACATATATGTTTGAATTGACTTCAAAGTATAATCGTGTAGTTACTTCTCAGTTGAATAACGAAGGCAAGTTAACTCTAATTGGTGTTCGTGATAATAATACTGGTCAAGAGTTTCCAGTTTCTTTGTACAAAGATATCTTCGATGTGGTTCGATCATATGATATGAATACTATCGATGAGATCTTAATTGCAGCAAAAGAACTCGATCCTTCTAAACAAGAAGGCTTCGTTCTAGTTGATAAGAACTATAATAGAATCAAAGTTAAGTCAGAGAAGTATGTTTTGATTCATCATCTGAATTCTGGTAACGTTCGCCGCAGCTTACTAAATCTTTGGAAATCAGGAGATTCGGAAGAGCTATTATCATATCATACGGAATTTCGAAATGAATTTAATAATTTAGATGCGTCTATTCATTTATTATGCCAAGAAATAGACAATGGATGGTCGATGACAAAACACATCATTGATAGGAAAGAATTTGCTTTAACTGTTAATCAATACTACAAACATATTTCATCTGCCCTTTTTATGAAAAAAGATAATAAATTGAAAAATACAATAGATTATTTTAAAAATATGGATATTAAAAAATTAGAAAAAATATTAGACTTTGTTATCTGAAATACGAGAAAGACGATTATTTTTTCTAGTTTCTACCATTTGAGATTTTTGTTTCAAACTAATAATTCGTCCTGGAATAAGTAAATGATTTGTATCGTCGATATGTTCTAGATCCTTTACTTTAATAAATATATTTTTTGTCCCATCATTATACCACTTCCCTCCCTTATTATTTTTCTTATTTTTATTTTCTATCAAAGAGGCGGACCGTTTTTTCTTCGTTTCTTCAGATTGTTTTTTATTAAAAGAAGGATTTTTAGAACCCAATTTAGATTCAGACATATTTTTTTTCTGTTTATCGGTTCTTTTTTGTCCGACGACATATGTATTGCCCAATTTAGATAAACCCATTTTCTTACGGTGAATTTCAGATTTTCTTTTACCTAGTAGTGCAGCAGATATTTCGGCTTTGGTTTCTGGAGTGTGGTTCTTTCCATACCTAGGAGACTTTTCTCCAGTTTTTCCATACATAGGAGACTTTTCTCCAGACCTTTTGTCTAGTGCTTCCGGAGTGTATTTATAACCAGACACCCCTTCCCCGCCATCGGTCTTATTTCTCAGGATTCCTGTTCCTAGATCTTTTCGACCATAAAACTGTATTAGTCTTATTTCTTCGTCGAAGGCTTCTGATTCTGACAGATTTTCGAAGAGAATAGATATTCTAGAAGATTCAACAGGACGAAATCGTCTCTTACACCAGGCTCTGTTACCCTGACCTTTTCCAATATAATATGGAGTCCCATCTTCTCTTAGAAAAGCATAGACATAGAATCTGGCTGGGTCTTTATAAATAGTTTTAGACATATAAGCTACCTCCCAAGTAGTTTGTGTGTTCAGATGGGAGAAAGCGAACACTTTCTCCCCATAATTATTTATAAAAATATATTCTTGACTATTTTATCAGAATTTGAAATTATCAAAGTTCTTCTTATATGAAGATCCTCACCGTACTTGCGAATTGTATGAAAGTTCTAATTGGTATAAGTTTAAGAAATTCATTCGCTTAGAAAAATAAAGGGGCCGCTGGCCCCTATTTCTTTATTTGTAATAACATTTTCTGAAGTGCGTTAAATAGATTCTTCTCATTAGAGAATTGTTCATAATTCATCATTAATTCTAAATCGTTATCTAACTTGGAATTAGTATTTGTCATAATCAATAAAGACTCATATTCTTCATATCCTTCCGTGTCAACATAAACAGATTCGACGGATTCAACTCCATCTGGAGTCATAAACACTGCAGACAATTCATCAGGATTTTCTGGAATAGAAGTAAGTTTATCTGACAAAGAAATAGATTCTATAAAATCATCTTTTGTTCTTTGTAACTCTTTGGATACAAATAATCTGACGCCAAGTATTGCCCAAATCTTGATTCCTTCTCTTCCATATAAATTCTTCCACATCTTTCTTGCACCAGCAGATTGAGTATCTAATGCTGCAAGATTGATTCCCCTCTTTATCAATCCCATATATGTTGTAGGCATAATTCCTTTTCCAATATATTCTGTTTTCAAATATGAATTGATGATCTCATAAAAATCATATCCGTACCGATTATATATTGGTCTCTTGTATAGATGCAACATACCAATACATCTTGGGGTCTTGTTGACCATAACCCAATTAGTTATGTATGTTACTGGCCCCTTTGTAAAATATCTGACTTCTATAATAATATCATCTTTTGTTTTAAACAAAAGAGGCTTATCAAATTCACTATATATTGTTGCATATTCTTGTGAACTTGGAAAATCTCGTGTTGATTTAGCGAAATCTTTCGTGATTGAAAGATTTCGCTGTAATTCTACTATATGATTAGAAAATTCTTTAAATAACATACATATATTTATTAGAATTTGAAATTATCGAAGTTCTTCTTATATTTCGAAGAACCATATCCTGAATCAAATTCACCATAATTATTATCCTGATAAGGATCTTGAATACCACCTTCTCCATCAATCTGAATATCACCGATATCAAATAATCTCATCTTAGATCTATCAATACCAACCAAGAATTTCTTATTCTTAGTCACATCATTATATCTATTCTTCAACTGTTTAATCATCAACTGACCAAGTTTTTCTAATTCTTCTGTATTAATTAGAGCAATCATGAAATCGCAAGTGGCGGCGACGCCGAAACTTTCTGCAATATCACCCATACCAGCATCAGAATCAGACGCTCCAGATCTCGTAAATTGTGATGCGGATACGATCGGAAGATTAGCTTCTACAGCAAGACCACGAACTTCTTCAGCAATAGACTTAACCAACATATAAGAATTTACTTGACCGTTATTCTTAATTCTTGAAGAAGCACAAATATTCAAATAATCAATATAGATAATATCTGGAATAAACTTCTTCTTTAGAGCAAGTTCATGTAGAAGATATCTGAAGTGTGATACGTTGGCTGAACCAGTTGGATATTCCTTGATAACCAACTTGCCTGGTGTTCGACTTTCTAACTTATTAATTAGTGATAAGAATTGTTTCTTAGAAATTTGTTTTAGAGTATCTAAGGTAATATCCAATAGATTCGCATCAATTCTCTCGGCGATTCTTTCTTCAGCCATTTCACATGTAATATACAAAACATTCTTACCATCAAGAACATTAGAAGCTGCCATATGACACATCGCCAAAGTTTTTCCAGCATTAACACCACCAAGAATTAAGTTTAGCGTTTTTCTCGGAAGTCCTCCACCAGTAATAAGATTTAAATTCTGGATATCAAAACGAATTCTCTCTTCTTTCTTATGATAAAATTCAAATCTTGTTTCTGCATCAGAAACAAAATCATGACCAACTGATGGATCGAATGTAATTGCAAGAGCTTCTTTAAGAATTTCAGGAATAGAACCTTTATCTCTAGTATCTTTTTCATCAGATATAATCTTAATAGAATCTAAGATTGCATTATGCAATGATTTTTCTTTACAAAATGATTCAGTCTGTTTGATCAAGAATTTTAAATCAGTTTGCTCATTCTTCGACCAAGAATCTAATAGATTAGATATTACTTCTGAGTCTTCAATTTTAATCTTCTTAGATTCAGAAGTCATAATCTTAATAGCTTCTACGGAAGCTTGTTTATTATATTCTGTGACAAACGAATTAATGAATTTAAATATACTTCTATCATTATGATCCGAAAAATATTCAGACTTTAGAAAGGGTAATACTGATCTAGTATATTCTTCGTTATGTAAGAGATTCTTTAAAACCAAATGTTCAATTTTCATAATTAGTTTTCTCCTGTGATAACGACCAAGAATTAGAGTCTGAACCTGAGCCTGAAGAAGATAAATTTGCAGACCAAGATTCTGATTTGGGTATCTCTCCGGACCAAGACCAGGATCCCGATCTGCGTGAATTTCCAATTCCACTCCATGATCCAGAAAATAAACGAGTCCAATATATATATTCTGATTTCTTTCTTAATTTGTGAATCATAAATTGGATGTCCCGGATTTAGAACCATATCGATATCTACTGTCGGTAATCCATGATAGATAATGATTAGATTGGCCAGACTTAGAAGATAAGAAGATACTCGAAGAGGTTCCGCATCTATGGAGACCGGAGAAGAACCTCTTCTTGGAATTAAATCTCAATCTAATAGATTTTCTTTTTGTTGTTAACATATTTCCATTTATCTTGAATAATCTAGAATAATTAATTTCCAGACCTAGACCAAGACCTAGACCTAGACCTAGACCAAGACTCAGACCTAGACTCAGACCTAGACCAAGACCCAGACCTAGACCTAGACCTAGACCAAGACCAAGACCAAGACCCAGACCTAGACCAAATAATTCTTTTGTAAATTGATTTCTTTATCATATTTTTAGTTAGACCTAGACCCAGACCTAGACCTAGACCAAGACTCAGACCTAGACCCAGACCAAGACCAAGACCCAGACCCAGACCAAGACCTAGACCTAGACCCAGACCAAGACCCAGACCCAGACCCAGACCCAGACCAAGACCAAGACCCAGACTCAGACCTAGACCTAGACCCAATATTTTTTTTGTAAATTGATTTCTTTATCATATTACAATTATAACTTATTTTGTAATATTAGTCAACTGGGAATCATTTGCATGCAAAATAGCATATTCTAATATCTTCTTAATTAATTTCTTGACAATTTGAATCAGAGTTTTATCATTACTGGATACATTATTGGGAGAGTACACAACTGTCATATCAAACGTCAATATAGAAGAATCTTCTTCTTCACAAGTTATATCTGTTATTTCTATAATAGTTTCTTTATGTTTTCCTTCATCTAATCTCAATAATATCTTTTCGTTATTGTTGTGTTCTGTAATAAAGAACGATGCTTTCATATCTGAAAATGGTACTATCTTATATGATTCTTCTTTTTGTTTAGTATTTTTCATTTATATCTCCAAAAGAAAGAGGACTTAGTCCTCTTCTGCATATTCTTCCGTTGTTTCATCTTCTACAATCTTATTAGATAACTTAAATTTATAGATAACATAATCTTGAAAAGTTTTATCTTGCATAATAGATTCCCAAAAATCTTCAGTATTTGTGGCATCTAATCGATAATTCTTATCTTCTCCTACTTTTTGGTACCATCCATTTTTTGGCTTGATTACATGTCCCGATTCCAAAGCGAGATCCATCAATCCAGAATATTTACTAATTCCGTCATTGAATTTAACTTGAAATGTTAATTTACTCTTCTCTTTTACGAATCTAGATTTCTCAATGTTGATAGTAAAATTATAACCCACTAGATCGGTACCATCTTTTTCTTGTGTGCGTGTTACAATAAAAATCTGATTTGCAGAATATGTCACTGATGTACCACCACCAACGACGGCTTTAGAGTAGAGCTCCATTGTAGCATAAACGTGATTTATTACAAGACAAGGAATATCTTTCATAGTAAGATGGGGAGTAATGATTCTCAACAATGATCGAATCGATTTTGCTCTGGTCATATCTGCAACTGATTTTTCATCAACAGCATCATCTACTTCTTTCTTAGAAGAAAGCGATCCTAATGAATCAATCATGACGAATACTTTATCACCACGTTGTATTTCATTCAATCGTTTGACTATATCAAATTTAAGTTGTTCGATATGTTCGATTGGAATATGAATGATTCTAGAAGCGTCGATTCCATACATCTCAAGATATTCTGGTGTAATACCAAACTCAGAATCATAGAGAAGTGCTACGGAATCTTCATACTTATCAAAGTAAGCCTTCATACAATAAAGAGAAAGAAGTGTCTTGTATGACTTTGATTGTCCGGCAACTACAGTTAAACCTGGAACTAGACCACCATTCAGATCTCCAGAAAATGCAATATTTAAGATAGGAAGTTCGGTGCTAATGCAATCTTTAATATTGAAGAACGATGATTCGGATAAGATCTCTGCGTTTTTTACAGATCCTGCTTTTTGTAATTTGTCTAATAGTTTACTCATTTGTTTCCTTTTGCTGTTTGATACAGGAGCTACCTGTGTTTAATATTTAGTCGAAAAACGAATCAAGAGTTGATTTGTTTTCTAATGACCAAGAAATTGCATCTAAAATAGTAGAAATAGGTTCTATAAAAGTCTTTTGAAATTGTAAATTGTAATCTATAAATTCATGTAATTTAAGTTCCGGAGGAAGAATTGAATTGAAAGAAATTATATTCTCTCGAATCATATTCGGTTCTTTAAGATACAAGAATTTAATCTTTTCTCCTTCGTGGATCTCAGTATACTTCTTTAGAAGATCATTCTTTTTCAAGAGATTGTTGTAAACAAGTGAACCTCTTACATGTATTGGAGTTCCTTTTGTATAGATAGAAATATTAGATGAATATGTTTTTAGATTATTAACACCTCTGGGAAATGCAATATCTTCTGGAGAAAGCGAAAGAAATTCTTTTTTTACATTATCAATATATTCACGCAAATCAGACTCATTCGATTTCATGATAATTTTAATTGCTTCTTTAATTTTACCACGACAAAATTTTGGAGTTGAAGATTTAACAGCTTCAATACCCATGATTTTCATTTTTGGTTCTGAATATCTTACTCCTTCTGAATCATAAACATTTAACATATATCTTTTCTTTGCCGTCCAAATACCACGATCGGCGATCGATTCTCTCTTCATAATCATTTTCTGTGAGTATGAATTTAGATAATCAGCTAGATCTTCATAAGAATCATTAATTATTTTCTGAAGTTGTTCTTTGCATATTTTATCTAGAAGATCAACTGTCTGTTCGTTAGTCTTATTGGGAAAGAATTTGTTTACTAGATCTTGAAGATCTAAATATGCCGAGTCCGTATCTATTGCGATAACATAATCTTTATTCGTTTTTAATATATTTCTTAGATATCCATTCAATCTATTAGAAACCCAACGAATAGCCAATTGGCCAGATACAGTAATTGATTCTGCAATTCTCTTATCTGAGAATCTAAAATATCTATTGGCAATTGCACCATAAGCTGAATTCAATGCAATCTTCTTAGCCATCTGCAGATTCTTATACTTTGAGATATCATTCAGAATTTGCTTAGTATCTTCACCAGTCTTATTTGCGGATTCTAAATCTTTTTCCGCTTGAATCATTTTTGACTTATAAATCTTACGTTGTTCGAACATCCAGGACATGAGCTGTGTCAAAAATCCATCCTTATCTCTACGATACAATTGTCCTGTCGCAGACATTGAGAAATTATTTTTCTTTAAATCTGATAGATCTATCTCCTTAGATAACAATTTATCTACAGAAATACCAGGAATAATCTTATCTATAATTGTGTCCGGAGAAAAATTCCCGCCCATAATAAGATGAGGGTACAGCGATTGTAAATCGAAAGAAACTACCCAATTATAGAATCCAGGTCTGGGTTCTTTTACATAAGCTCCTTCAATTTCTTCTTTAATTGATTCTTGTCTTTCAGGAATAACATAACCTCTTGAAAGTAGATGATTGTAAATAATAACATCCCACATTCTAATTTGAGAGAATACGTCATCGAAATTGACTTTTGCGTCATAAGCCATAGTCATAGCCAACTCGATTAATTTCATCTTATTTTCAAGAGAAACAACTAAATCCACATCTTTCGCATTGTATTCGAGAAATTTATTATAATCTTCTTTATAAAGAAGGTGAAGAGAACCATACTCAGAATAATCTAATTTATTTTCACCAAGTTCAACAGAAGCAATATAATCTAATTTATAAGATTCCTGAGCAGAGTAAGTGAATTTCTTATAGAGATCTAGATAATCAAGAACAGAGATACCGAACATATCATATGTCTGGACTTTCTTACCCATAATTTCAATAGTCTCTTCACGTAAGATTTTCCATGGCGAAAGATTCTTTGCCTTGGCTTCACCAAATACACGTGTAATTCTATTGATTAGATAGGGAATATCGAAGAATTTAACGTGCCATCCCGAAACAACATCAGGATAATTCGATTTCCAAACCTTCAAGAATTTCTCTAGTAATATCTCTTCAGATTCACAAGGAAGATATATCGCATCGGTCAAATTTCCTGTGAAATGATCAAATCCCAATACAATCTTTTTCTCTAGATTAGAAAATTTAATTGTAATGGCATTAATTTCTTCAATGGCATTTGAAATAGAAGGAAATCCATTCTCACAAGTACATTCGATATCTATATATGCAACCACAATATCTTCGGTTTTCCATTGTATATCACTGTTAGTGTTTTGTGATATCCATTGATATTGTGGTTGTATATTACCATATACTGAGAAATTACCAACATCCTTATTGCGTGCGATAAATTCTCTTGTTTCTTTTACATTCCCAGCATCAAATTCAATAACAGGATATTCATCTAAGTTCTTAAATTCCGATACTGTATTTGGTGAAGAGGCAGGAATCCAGATTCTAGGATGAAAATCATTTATCCTATCTTGTTCTCGCTTCCTGTCCTCAACATAACGAACATATAAAGTATTTCCCCAAGATTGAACATTAGTATAATATTTCATATTACTAATTATACTATATTATTTGTTATTTGTCAAGTAATTTGTATCTTAGATGAGAAGTCATTTACTTTTGCAAGCAGAGACGCACCATATCCGGAATCTAGATTAAGTCCTCTGCCACCAATTACTTGTGTTACTGCTCTATCTGCATCGGCTTGATTTGTGAATTGTATTTTTCCAGATAATCCAACCAATACAAATTTAACAGAAATAATTGCAGAAATATTTCTATCAGTTACCAACAGATCTGGATCTTGGATAATATTGAATCCACATAGATCACCATACGTTTTATAATTTGATCTACCAGTTAATTGGATGTATCCTCTCCCACGATAAGTCCAACCATCTCCTGGATTAACATTACCCATTCCCCTACCAATAACATTGGTATTTCCATAAATCAATTCAGCAAATTCTTGTGGATTGCATTTTATTCTTGACAATTCTGAATCTGACAATCGATAAACCCTAGAACCAAATATAGATTTGATTCTAGAATTATCTGTTTTACAATAATTTAGATTTTCTTCTTTTGGGATTAAACCACACTCTTTATATGCATTGGATATTATCGCTTTTTTTAAAAAATCACATTTAATACCGCAAGCTACACATGCATCTAATATTGGTTGTATAAGTTGTTTATCCATATCTATGTCCAAAGAAATCGTCTAATCTTAATAAGACGAATTAACATTTGTTCGTCTTCTTTATCATATTTAGCTTCAATCTTTGTGATTGTTTTAAACACTTGTCTTTCTTGTTTGGTTGACCGTTTTAAAGTATAATATGTTTCTCCATCACGTTGGACTTCAACAAGATCATCTCTGAGAGTTTTGCCTTTAAATACTTCATAATAATTAGCTTCAACATATGGATCTGGTCTATTTGGTCGTGTTTCTTTCCACCAAGTATAAAGATCTAGAACTTCTTTTGCTGCTTTAGCTTGATGCACTAATTCAGTTTGATTAATCTTCCAATTCAAATATTCGATACCATCTTCTGGAGAACGAAATCTTCGAAATTTCTTGTCGAACCAAGATAATTTTGAATACTTAGATCTATCAGTCCATGTATTCATCCATGCTTTTTCGATCTCAACGAAATCAACAAGAAGATTAAAATTAACATGTAACATACGAGTGTCGGTGTCATAATAACCTGGCTCCAACCCAGTATTTACGATATGATATCTTCTACATGTTCTGAAACGAACCCAATCCAATACCAGAATATACTTATCTTTAAGCATATAAAGAATATCTTCAATCTGTTCTTTCCAATAGTTTTTGTATTTCATCATGAATTCCTTCTTGTGGTTTTTAGTGAATGTATTCTATAACCACTAAAATTAAAAATTTAGTCTTAGACTTAACTGTAGTTGTCTTGAAGTTCCTAGACCAACAGTTTTATCAAGTGTTGATTGTATCGTTCCAAATACAGCTCCCTTTGTTACATCATTGTAAGATTGACCGGGTTGTAGTGTATTAGACTGACCAATTCTGGATGGAATTGCATTTGGTAATTGTGCTGGAGGATTTGTAAAATTTACATTATTAAAGATGTTATATAATTCTGTTCTGAAAATTAAATTGTATTTGTCTTTAGCATAAATCTTTTTCTGAAGAGTTAGATCTGCTTGGAAAAGCATTGGACCTCTCAACGAGTATCTAGAAGCGTTTCCAAAATATCCAGGCAACGGAACTGAGAAAGCAGCAGGATTCAAGAAAATTGTTTTATCAGTATTTTTGATATATGACGAAACTCCTAATACATAATCAGGTCTGCGGATTTGTCTTGTTTGTCCACCACCAGGAACATTAATAACAGCTACAGAATTAGACCCTACAGAACTATTATAGTACAATCCAGATGATTTGTCAAGAAAGATTATGTCGTTTCTTACGATTAATGGATCAAGAGGAAGACCTGATCTGGTATTGATAACAGAACCAATCTGCCACGTTTTCCATTCATACAATCCAACAATATTTAAATTGTGACGAATATCCGCTGCATTATTACCATAATCGGTTCTCCAATTGAAAGGATTTGCAACAGTTACAGTTTCATTTGAACCACCAGATGAACCGATTGATCTTCCCCATGTATATGATACACCATAAATTAGGCCGCTCTTCGTTTTTCTGTTTAGAGTTGCCTGTAAAGCATTATAATGATCATTACCACCTGATGTTTTTACATCAACTTCAGCAAATCTATCACCAAATTGTCTCTTTACAGTTCCAGTAGGAGTTACATCTGTGATTAGATTTCCAAGTGTTCTAATGAACAAATTTCTACCAAGAGAACCAACATACGCAACAGTTAAAACATTATCTTTAATTTGTTGTTGAACTGATGCTGTATATGAATAAACAGTTTCCGGAATATTATAACCCGAAGAATAAGCTCTTGGTTGAAAACGAAGATTTGGGTCATTGATATTGTAAGAAGCAATAATAGAAGTTGGATTAATCGGATAAGTTGTATTAGTTAGAGTCTTACTAACACGATCAGATTCAAATGGTTGGATAAGATCTTCTGGTTGTCCTGGTCCAAAATAAACACCAGTTCCTACACGAAATACAGTCTTACCATTTAGAGAATTTGGACTCCATGTTCCAGATAATCTTGGCGAAAAATTATCTTTATTTGAACGATAGACAGGAAGATTATTTGGTAAAATGTTTCCTGTTTCTGGTGACCAATTAACTAATAGATTTCTCTTTTCCTTGAAAACTGAATAGAATTCATATCTAATTCCATAATTAACAGTAAAGTTAGAAGATGCTTTCCATTCATCTTGTATATAACCAATTAAATAATTCTGAGTAATTTCTCTTTCTCCAGTTGCTCTATTATTAAATGGAGAAGGTGCAGAAAGATCACCCAAGAATTGTATTTGAAGTGGTCGATTATTAATTAGATCTTCTACGTTTGAGAAACTATAAGTTGTTCCACCAAGACGATCTGTAAATAAACGGATAAATCTTAATTCTCCACCAAACTTAAAATTATGAGAAGAATTAATCCATGAAAAATTATCAATCAAAGTAATTGAAGTATTAGTATAAGGTTGTCCACGACCATTTGTAGCAGAATTTGATCTTACTAGACCACCAGCAGTAGCAAATCCTGTGCTTGAACCTTGTGTTGTAATACCAGATAAAGCAACGCCACCAGTTAGATTAATTGAAATATCTGCTGGATTAAAGTTATTTACAATTGGTGCAGTTCCCCATGCTCTTGTTTTATAAGCATTTAATCCAATCTTGGTTTCATTAATCTTCTGTGGTGTGATAATCCATTGAACATTTGCTACAGCATTTTGTGGAACCGCAGTAACATCAATAGAATTTCCAGTAACACCTAGTGGTTGAATTGACTTACCACTATCTCTGAAGTAACGGAAATATCCAGAAAGATTATCTGAAATTTTTGAATCTAATCTTAGACCAAACGAATTTTCATCTACAGTCTGTTTTCTATCAATAGCAACAATAGAAGCATTCGGATCTGTTGTTGGAATATTTCCAACTGGATAAAGTGCTAGAAGATTTCTAACTTGTGGAACTGCTCTTGCTTTTGCTGTTTCTGATGGAACAGCTTCTCTAAACGGAACCGATTGTCTCTGTCTTAGACCTTCATATGATGCAAACCAAAAAGTCTTATCTTGCTTTACTGGACCACCAACAGAGCCACCAAATTGATTTAGACGTAAAGGATTCTTAGCAGCATCAAAGAAATTTCTAGAATCTAATACATTATTTCTAAGATATTCAAAAACACCACCATGAATCTTATTACCACCAGACTTAGTTACAATTGTGATTTGACCACCAGTTCCTGTACCATATTCTGCTGGATAATTATTAGATTCAACACGAAATTCTTGAACATTTTCCATTGAAGATTGTAATCTAAAGAATGAAGAAATCTGCCCATTTAGATTACCCGGAGAAGCATCAATAATAGAAGATCCTTCAATTCCATCATATTTAATAGCATTTTGTTGATTAGATCTACCACTAAACTTAATATTATCAAATGTACCACCGCCAGCAGTTGAAGCACCAGGAGCTAATAGATATAACTGTGAAATTTGTCTACCATTTAGCGGAAGATTTGAAACTTCTCTTTCAGAAACATTAACACCAATCTTCGCTGAAGATGTATCGATAGTCGTAACTTCACCACCTTCAACAATAATTTCAGTCTTAATAATTTGAGGTACTAAGATGAAATTGATACCAATAGATTCATTAACCAATAATTTAATTCCTGTTTTCTGTGTATTTGCAAAACCGGGAGCAGAAGCTTTTACATTATAAGATGAAGCAGGTAGATTTGTGATAATGTATTCACCAACTTCATTTGTTACCACTTCTCTTACAGATCCAGTTTTTTCATTCTGAATCTTAACAGTTGCACCAATAATTACTTCTTCATTCTTGTCAAAAATCTTTCCTCTAATCGAAGCTTCTTGACAAAATAAGCTAGTCGTTAATAAAAATAAACTTAATAAATATTTCATACATTCCTTTATTACTATTTGGTTACTTTTCTTTCATTTAAAACACGTGAACGGCAATTAATTGCCGTTCATTTTATTTATGTAATTCGTACAACATCTGATATTTCTAACATCATCTAAGACAACTCATCAATTACATCTTGAATATATTTCTTAGTCTTAGAACCAACAAATCTGAAGATCTCTTCGTTACGATGATTCACGAATACCACTGTTGGTAGTGATTTAATCTTATATTCGATAGCAGCATTCCCATCTTCTTCAGAATCTACATCCTTCACAACAAATTCATGACTAGGATTCGATACCTTCAATTCTTCTATGATTGGCTCTAGAGCCACACAAGCGGAACACCATTCTGCCCCAAATTTAATTATTTGCATATTAACCTTTCAAGATTAGGGGAGTTTCCTCCCCTCATTATAATTCTTTGATATTGAATTTCTTCGGCTTCTTCGATTCAGGAAGAACCAATTCAAGATCAATACTCAACATACCATTTTTATAATCAACATCTGTTACTTCGACATATTCACCTAGAGTGAATGATCTAATAAATTCTCTTTCAGCAATTCCCTTATGAACATAAGTCACACCTTCAGGAAGAGGCTTTGGTTCTGCCTTTCCTTTAACGTGCAATTGATTGTCTTCTACTGTTACTTCCAAATCTTCTGGCGCAAATCCAGCTACAGCAAAAGTGATATTGAACTTAGAATCTTCACTCTTTGTTAGATTGTATGGAGGATAAGTGCCTGATTGTTTGGCTTGTTCATTCCAGAAAGAAGTCACGTTATCATAATTGAATAGTGGAAAAGATAGTGGATCTAATGTAATGCGTCTGTAAGTCATTGTTTTTCTCCTAGTTAAAGCGAGTAAGTTGTGAGAATCCGATAGGCATTCTCAATACTATTTATTATACTAAAAATTTCTATCCATTCAAAATCCGTTTATCGGAGAAATATTGAATATTTGGTGTTGTTTGTGGGTATGTATTTGTAATTGTTGGATATTGATTTGGATAATAATTCCAATAGTTTTTTTGTTTAGTAGAAATCTTTATCGTTCCTTCTGATTCTAATGTAACTTCTACTCCATCATCAATATGAAGTTCTATGTCATTTATCTTGATTTTTTTCATAATACTCCTATAATGAAAATGGGAGGAACGAGTCCTCCCACCATTTTAATTGTTTTTGTTTTAAGCGTCTGGGAAGATAGTATCTTCTGCGTCGCCCATTGTTGCAGCAGGAACACTCATAGCAACTAGAGTTTCATATAACTTGCGATTATATCTTCCACCCATAATAACAGTTCCAACTACACCAGTTGCTCCAGTAGAACCAATGGTAACAGTTGGGGCGGAAGTTGTATAAGACCCTCCGTTAGTTACTGTTACACTAGTTACTGCTCCAGCAGCTGAAACAACTGCAACACCAGATGCTCCACCTGTAGAGAAAACGACTGGTGGAGGTGCAGCAGGATTATATCCAGTCGCTCCTGTTGTATTTAAATTAATTTCTTTAACATAACCAGCACCTTGTACTACTTTAACCCAACCAGCATGTGCTGGACCTGGATTAATTAGAGCTCCTGTTGGACCAGTAGCACCCATTTCTTTTGTATCTACACCAAAAGTTTGAGTTTTCTTTTCTGTTTCAGAAAGATATTTTGGCATCTCAGAAACGAAGAATCCTGTTGATCCTGATGCTAGATAGATTGAACTTTCTAATGTGATTGATGTATTGGAATTAACTGTAACGACTGCAGCTTTCTGTGTTCCTGATGCAAATAGATCGCCATTCTCAACTTCTGTTAAGAATGTTGTATCAACACCAGTAACAGTTACTCCAGTTGCGCCGCCAGTATTTACTGATGTTCCAGACAGGAATTTAACTTCTTTATTTCCCCAAAGTGACATGTATTTCTCCTTGATCCTTATAGCTATAATTGTAGGATATATATCTATTTATTAAAATTTGATATTCAACCAAGGAGTTTCTTAATCCATCCAAATCTCTTATAATCGTATGTTTTTAGACATTCCATACAATGTCGTCCTAATAATTTGGGATGAAATTTCTTTGGAACAGTTTGAATTCCACATATCCAAGCATCTTTCTCAGTATGCCAACATTTTCCTTCTTGAAAGAGAATTACGTGACCTATCTCATGTATTAACATGGACGTCATCTTTTCCCAATCCATATTAGATTTATCTGCATAAAGAATAATATATCCATCCGAACCAGCTACACCATTTACGATTCTATCTTCTGTTTTTGTTTTTGCGTGTTCGTAATATGATGTGTCTATCTGGATAGATATATCTTCTTTATCGGTTATCCAATCAACTAATTCCTGGAATATCTTTTTCTTCATGAAAATATATTATTATATTGTCTTCGTACCTTAATGAATTTTTGTTTGCCAATGAACTCCGTTAGATTTGATGCACCAACATATGTACAAGCTGACCTCAATCCACCAAGAATATCAAGAACGGTTTCTTCTAGAGGTTTAGTGTGTTTATATAGATCTACTCGTTTCCCTTCAGAAGTTTTGTAATTTGAAACGCCACCAGAATACTTATCCATAGCATCTTTCGATGACATACCATAGAATGTAGTTCCAGTTTCATTATGACCAGCAAACATTCCACCTAACATAACAAATCTAGCTCCGGCTCCAAAAGCTTTTGCAACATCTCCTGGAGATGTGCATCCACCATCAGATACAACATCATACACATCATTAAGATTCAGTAGAGCCGAGAATTGTGGAACCCCAATTCCTGTTTTAATTCTTGTAGTACATACAGATCCAGATCCAATACCAAATTTAATGAAGTCGGCTCCAACACTAACCAACGACTGGCATCCTCTATTAGTAACAACGTTCCCGGCCATAATGAATTTATCTGAAAATCTTCTTCTAAATTTAGAAACACATTCATGAAATGCTTGTGTATATCCATTTGCAACATCTAAACAGATAAATTTAATTTTCGGATCATATTCCAAGATCTCAGATATATTCTGTAATTCTTTTTCTGAAATCCCGGCAGAGATACCGATATACTCTGAATCGTATTCGTGCTTCTTGAAATCTTCGACAGTATAAAACTTATGAAGTATTGTCAACATCTTAAATTTTGATAAGACACGTTCTACTTCAAAAGTTCCAATAACATCCATGTTAGATGCACAAATAGGAATTCCGGACCAAACCAAATTACCATTAGTATATCTTACTTCTAGATTCACATCCGATCTAGAATTAACTTTTGTGAGTGTATTATTAGGACGAATCAGAACGTCACAGAAATCTAGATATTCTTCTAATTCTTCCGTCTTACTTGCATAATGAGATTCTTCACCTATCATTTTCCGGTACTCCCAATTCCACCAATTCTATCTGTAATTTGCTCAGGCTTGTTATAAGTTTGCGATAGACAATAATTTTCCATCTTCAATAATTCACCCTGAGCAATTCTATCACCATTCTTTAAATTAACCGTTTGTGTAGAAGTATTTACCAGCATAATAAAGGTTTCGTGGAAATAATCTTGATCTACAACTCCTTCAGAATTGGCCAAGAATAAACCTTGTTTGAATGCCACAGAAGAACGAATATGAATTCGTAATGAGTAATCTTCTGGAATCTTGAAGATCAAGCCTGTTGGGATTAACATTCTATCGCCAGGTTTAATGAGAACGGAATCTTCATGAATGCCGACTAAGATCTCTTTATTTCCTGGAGTATAACATTTAATTTTATTGCCTGTTTTGATCCATGCATGAATGTCGAAACAAGCTGATGATAAAGTTGCAAATCTAGGTTCTAGAACTTCTTCTGCCACTTTCCAATATTCTAATGATAAATTACTCATATTATTCTACCTTATGTTGTTCAACTCTTCCCTTCAATAATCCAACTAGCGCCCCCAGAATAAAAATAACTTGCGAATCTGCATCCTTGAAACCGATGTGCTTCAAACACGCAACGACACCAATAAGGAAGATCAATATAACTATTGATCCCCCCTCGGTCTCGAGCGATCTTAAAAATTTCACCCAATAATCCATTATTGTTTTCTTTTTAATTTTTCGTTGTTTGTTCTTGTTTGTATTTGGCATATGCTAATTCTACAGCTGTATTAGCAAGATAGTCAGACACAGGATCAGGATTTGAAGCAACAATAACTTTCTTTGCTAAATCTCTTAGGGCAATAGATTTATCCATACCAGGAGTAAATAGACCTGCAAATCCTAGTCTCTCATAAGCTTCTAGAATCTTATCATCAGTCTTTGTTGGCGTAAGAAGTGCAATCTTCTTGACTACTGGTAGGGCTTTGTTAACGAGTGGCGATAATTGTTCTAGTAATGCAATAAAATCATTTGCATTTTGACCGAACAATTTCGTAAAGAAATTCTTAACTGTATTAAATAAATTTTTCAACCAATTCATATATTAACTCCTATATCTATTTATCTGCGTGTTACATTGTAATAAACTAATGTTGCGTTTGCACCTATACCAAGTATTCTATCATACCATTTTGGTTTAGTCAATCTATCGATATTGTTCGTAATTTTTGTTACGTTATCAAGAATCACGGGAACTCCATTTGCAAACGAAGTAGAAACTTTATTAATCTCGTTAGTTATTTTTGGAACTTCTTTATTAAATGTTAAGAAAGAATTAGATCCGGATCTTGCCATATTTCTTGTGTCTATCAATACATCTGTAAAAAGATTTGGCCAACAAGAATCATTATATACGCAATTCATTCGTTCATTAATCGGCGTTATTGTATTTGTGAAATCTCTTGGTATGGTTCTATAATCTCTGGAGAGTGCTATAGATTCGTCTGTTATACGATCTAAATTTGTATTCAATTTTTCGACTGATGCGAAAGTTTTTGATTCTATATTCTCTATTCTAGAGAATAGATTCTTTTCTATAGAAATAATTCTGTTATCTATTTTAGATAGAGCAGTGTTTGTTGTTTTTGTAAAATCTTGTCTTACTAATGAGATCTCTGTAAGTAATTTAGTATGCGTCTGGTTAAAGTCTTTAGCAATAGAATCTAGCGTCTTGTTTATATTGACCAAGAATATGACAGAATATATAAAGAAACAAGCAATACTTAGATTCTTAATGATACCAGATATTTTATCTATTCGTTCAAACATTTCTTAACATCTTCTCTGTTTATTGGCAACACAAATTTACTAGTTAATTCAGCATTAATATATACATGCACTAGTGGTGTTGTTCTAATTCTATATTTCGCATAAGATTCCAAATACTCTTCCGTATCAAGAACACGAATTTCATGACCCAAATCTTTTAATACAGAAAATAATGTCTTTGTCAAAATAGAAGATGTGTCACCAAATATAATAATACACTTTTTATTTTGTTCTACAAAATTATCTATGTCAGTTAATTGGAGTTTTGTCATGTATTTCCATCGAGTACATTTGATTTAATGCAATCATCTCGTTACCATGTCTGATAATTTCTTCCATATTCAGCAATTCGATATTTAGTGAATTACCAATTACTTCTGTTGTATTCCAGAGATAATCCAAATTCATTTCCAATAAACCATCTTGGCTCGGAAACAACCCCAATTTCAACAGATACATTTGTAATGCTACAAGAAAATATCTTTGAGACTCAAGGACTTCTTTAAGTTCAGTTTTTTTCATAATAGATTTGTGCATTCCGTTTCTGTTCTAAGAACTGTTGTTTTCTGGCCTCACTGAAACCTTCTAAGAAGGCTTGGGTTTCTTCATCAGACATAGATGAAATTTTATGTAGAATGTCGTACGATAGTATACACGATTCTATGAACACACCAAAATATTCTCTATATTCAAATAATTTCATCAAATTAAAAACAAAAAATATAACTGGCACAATATACCAAACGACATTATCTGGTTTCGAGATAAACAAATAACTAATAAATGCCATCGAAACAATGAATAAACCGATCCGAACGGCAAACGAAATTGACATAATCATCTTAAAAGATGCAGGATCTTCTAAGATCGTTTGCATTAAAGATGGTGAGTATTTGGAATCAGTGATTGTTTTGAGTAACATAAGATATTGATTGTGGGGTCACGCCCCACAATATTTATAGTGTGTAATAAATTTCGACTGAACCATTACGATTCTTCTTGGCTTCAGTTCGAATCTTAAAACCTTCCTTGCGAAGACTCGATACTACAGCTCGGGCATTTGCAATACCAAGATCACGTTGGGCCTGTCGAGCCGTTAGTTGATTACGATTCTTTCGTGAGAGTACATGTAGTACACGTTCCTTTTGAGTCATATCAGTTAATCGTTCCATTCATTTCTCCTAATTTAAAATTCAACATCAATTAAACCACACTGAAAAACAGGAAGGTTGAGTTCTTTCCAACATTCCCTGATGACCTGTGGTCGATCGTCAAAGACTACAATTACATTATACTTATCTTTTACATATAAGTCAAACAATTCTTTCTTGACAAGCGAATCACGACGGCGATCGCCTTCTTTGCGCATGTGCAATTCAACACAATAATCGCTGGTAAAATTAGTCTTATGATTTTCAACTTCAAGTCCACACTTATCATTTGTCCAACGAACAGTGGGTTCCAAAGCCTTCTCTGACCGACCAGAGAAAACAAACACTTTGAGTTCTGGATTCGCAGTCATCATTGAGATGATAGTGAATAGAACGTGCTGACGAACATCATCCTGATACACCTTATGCTCATCATAAGGACCACGATCCTTCATCTGAGCCATGGTACCATCGATATCGACGATGATACAGTCAGGCAGTTTGTTCGGAATCCAAGCAGGCAGATCACGATCTACAGGTGTCTTCATGAATTGATTATACATGTTACGAATTACCTTTTCGCCAACCTGAGCGAACTCATCACGCAATGAGTTACGACGAATACATTCTTCAAGAGAAACGTGGCGGAAGTCTACAATCTCAATCACATACCCAAGTTTCTCGCAAGATTCCTTGGTAGATTTAAGGGTCTTCGGATTCAGATGAGTATTATCGATCACAATATCTGCTTTGACAAGCGCTCTGGCAACAATCAACATCTCACGATTCGCCCGAACTGCGTCTTCAATCTTTGGAGACCAGTTACGATGACCAAGCGATTCATAGATAGCATTTCGAATGTCGTCGTTATTGATTCGAACAATAATATTCTCATCCGTAGAATTCTTCTCGCAGAAGTCTTTCGCCCAAGTAGATTTACCAGAAGCAGGTAAACCGATAGTAATATATGCTTTCATTAGAGAACCACCGTATACAAAACGATAATCAAAATTAGAGCGGCGAAGGCCAGGAAGTCTTTGATGTCACTCATACTCATATTAATAGTATACCGTATTGTGTTCAAAATATCAATCGATGACAAATCTTTTTTTCTGAACTGGAGCCCACATCAGATGCTCCTCATTAATCCATTCTGGATAGAATCGACCATTCAAGATATCACAATGTCGCTGGATCTCAAGATTCGATGCTACAGAATCATAGAGAACTTCACCAGTCATTCGTTCTACAATAGCATTACCAATAACCATAAACCGATCGATGTTGCTATTCATTTAATTTTCCTTTAAGAGATATTCGTTAGAGATTGTCTTGAACGAGATGTTTGGATCAAAGATAGACTTCCAAACAAGTCCTTCACGCTTCATATCAGGATTCAAAACAGAATTCCCATCAGCCATATTCAGCATTACATCAACGCTAGAGCCAATCAATCCACTTTCGTTTATTATACGCATGTATCCTCTATTAAACTTGAGTTAGAAATAATGAGTCCTCATTATCTTTAATGAATTTCAGGACATCAAATAAAGTGTTCAAAATTTTATGATCATACGAATATTTCGAAGGGGACTTGGGATCAACATAACGGTGTTCAAAGGAACAATTGTTAGCATCGTACGATCCAATATACTCGTCGGTCTTGATGTCATAAAAATCCAACCAAGAACCAGTCAACGAAGGACCGATTTTAATTTTAGAAGTAGCGACGATCATACAACCATTATACCTGATCCAAAACCGAGGAGCAAGTTTTTTTGAAAGAATATCTCATTTAAAATCAATGACTTGCTGCAAGTGATTGAAAACAAATAGAATATTCTTTCACACAATCTTCAAGACCACACGCAAATGTTTTGGCCATCGGGATCATCCAATATAAATTAGTTAACAAAGGCAATTCTTCCATATCATCTATATGAATCACAACAATCTGTTCTTCAGTCATAGTGTCGGTCGCATAAGGATCGCCAATAACATAAAAGAAATGAACAACAAAATCATCTCCATTCAAAGTTATAAATTTTTTCCAGTTCTCAACATCTAATCCAGCTTCTTCATTAAACTCACGACGCATCGCTTGTTCTGGTGATTCATTCTCTTCGATCTTGCCACCAATACCATTAATCTTTCCTCTTTGCCAATCAGGCTTTTCTTTACGGATTAGAGCAATTTGATCTAAAGATTCATTAAATAGAAATCCTACTACATACTCAATCATATATCCTCCAAAATGAAATCCCTCCAGATTTGATCTAGAGGGAGTTTCTATTTTTATTAATTATTACTCTTCTGCTAACTTACGGAAGAAATCTAAAGAATCATCTTCTTCATCAGTTTCTTCTGACTTCCAAGGAACTTCATCCTCATCTTCAGTAACTGATGCTTTCTTGCTCTCCATCTTAGGAGCAGGCTTAGAAGGCATAGAATCTTCAGACTTCTTCGGTGCCGAAGCCTTATTACCCAACACCTTATCAAGACGTGCCTTCAATTCTTCATAAGACTTGAAGTTCTTCGGATCAGTAAACTCATTAAGAGCGTATAGAGAATTCCAAACCTTCTCTAGCTTCTCATCGTCACCATCAAGAAAAGGAGCCTGAGCCTCGAACGATGAATTATCGTAGTTTGGATATCCATCAACTTTCTTGATCTTCAGACGGAAGTTAGAGCCCTGCCAAAAATCAAATGGATCAACTGCCTTTTCGCCTTCAAATACTGGCTTCATGGCTTCTTGAATCTTCTCAAAGATCTTCTTACCAAATTTCCACAATACCACCTTACCTTCATTCTGTGGATTCTTAGGATCAGAAATCACATAGATGTTAGAGATATATTGCTGCTTGCGCTTACGCTTACGAACGATTTCCTTATTGGCTTCAATACCAGTTGCCCAAAGTTCAGTATTTTTTTCTCCAATTGGATCCTGTTGTCCAATTGTAGTTAGTGAATTCTCAATATACCAACCACCAGGTCCCTGGAACGAATGCGAAAAAACTGTTACCCAAGGTAACTTATCGTTCTTTCCTGCTGGAAGGAACCGAATTAGAGCTGTGCCGTTTCCAGTCTTCTCGTCCATAGGAACCGACCAAAAACGATCATCTTGGTACTTGTTACCGCCAGATGACATCTTTTCTAATTCTGCTACTAAATTGTCTAGATTAGACTTTGACTTCTTCTTTAGATCTGCGAAATTCATTTAGTTATCCTCTTTCTTTTTCTTGCTTTTACTTGCTAATTGTTGATAAAGTTTTTTAATCTCTTCACGATACTTCTCATTCTCAACTTCTAAGTTATTTAGGCGTTCTGTATATTCTGTTTCCATCTTATTGTAAGAATAATACATACTCAAAATAATATTTTCTAAGGTATCTAGTGATTCATACACTTCATCAATTAATGAAGAAATAGTTTCTTCATTAAGTCCATCGATCTCAAATATATTATCCGATTCTTCCGAATCGGTCAAATCATCTTCATCATCAAACCGTATCAAATCATCTTTCATGTCATATGAACCTCATATCAATATCATAACTTATATCAGTTCAACTATCAACTAAAAACTTCTAAGAATATTTTTTTTAAGATTTCTCTTTCTGGCAAAAACTTTTGTATGAATGGCACATAACATTGCATCAGAAGAAATGAATCCGACCAAATTGGATCACGTGGTCTTTCGGGAGAATTCATCTTATCTGAAATCTTAATAAGATTATCTACACAAATAAATGTTTCTAAACGAATATCTTTTCTTAGGTACATCTTAAAAATAAGAGGATGTGTTACTCCTTTCGTTTTAAAGAGTTCATTATATTCAATTTCATTCAGAAGACAATATTCTTTAATCTTTCCAAGATCAGATTTGAAAGCATATGGGAATGCTTCTACATATCCTCTCCAAACTAGATGCCTTGCTTTATTATCTGCAGTTAGAACATCTTTAATCCAAAAGTTTTGGTTCTCTAGATATTCTACTAACATTCTTTCAATAAAGGATTCTTTAGAAATTCTAGCTGATATCTTTTCGAAATGATATCTATCCTTCCTATTTTCATAGGATTTTGGATTGGATTTTGTTTTCCCGTTATATGTAAAAAAATTATAAGTTGTACTAGAGAAGTGTAGCTTAAATGCAAGATAAGTTATATATGCATCGTACCCAGAAAACATATCACTCATAGTGGTAATGTGTTTGAATTGTTATATTTCTTTTTTAATAATTTCAAGTCTTTAGCAGATTGTTCGATAAGAGCTCTGAGTGATTGAGGGATAATCTTAGATATGGATGTTGTATCATAATTATTTTTCTCGCAAAAATAAGCTGTTGCTTCAAGATAATTCATCTTATATTGTTGAACTATCTCTGTTACTTCTCTAAGAATATCTTCTGGCTTAATGATTATGTCTTCTATATTTGGTAGTTCGTTAGTCATTGTTTGGTTTAATATCATACTACCATTATATAAAATACATACAAAGAAAGCAATATCTTTTTTATAACTCAGATATTGACTAACTTGACTTTCTACGCTATACTAAGTATGTAGTGGTTTTAAGTTATAGAAATTAAATATACATTAACCGTACACTAAACTGTCAATTCTCTTGTAACTAACATTAAATGCATTCATTAGTAATTCTACTTCTCGTAAACATTCATTTCGTCCACCGCCCATTATGTAAGCACCTTGAAAGCGTTTGAGCTGCGCAACACTTGTCCAATTTATAATAATGGGATCATCTGCCATCCAGTCCTGCCATTCTGCGCCCACTAACTGCTTTAACTGTTCTAATTCTAAATCTCTGCTCTCATTGGCTTTGGCTTGATACAGGGCACGGATCACTCGGATGATTACAGCTTCACTAACACCCTGATCCATCCAAGTTCTAAAATATCCATACCCTTTGTCGACGATCGTTACTCGATTCCAATTGTCAGGGTCAAACCCATAGTCTTCCCAAAAATTAATCACGCTTGCTTTGGTATCGTTTGATACTCCAGTTTCCTCAGCATTAATAAACATCAGCACAGGTCCAGTTTGTTGATTTACAAAATTGATAACTTTTTGACTGATTTTATATGCTTTTGGCATCGAACCCTCAGGTTCATCTCTCTGCTGATAATATGCATAAGCCGGTTGCACATCCACTACAATACATGGTCTACTTTTGGTTTCATTTATATATTGTTGTTTAAATGATAATATTTTCATATTTTTATATTTATAATATATGAATAGTTGATCTATTCTCTAATCCCTTTACAAAGTCTTCTAGTAACTCACGGAATATTAATCTTGCATTAACTTTACCGAAATTTGTTTGACCTGTAATCATGATCCTTCTATCGATCTCTTCCATTGCTTCATCAATGGTTGCGGGAATTCTACGTTCGTATGACATAGAAGGAATTTTAATAATTTGATCTTCCATAATTTACTCCAATCGTATATCTATTATCTGGTAATCGAAATCTTCAGATGCGTAAACTTTAACTCTTTCAGAGAAATGTTTATATGCAAAATTCTTATGATTATTTATACACATATCATCTACAATATCATAAAGAACTGAAGGACCTTCTTTATTCTTAGATAATCTCAGAACTCTTCCGATAGATTGTAATGTTCGAACACGTGACTTAGATGGGTGTGTGAATATGATGTTCTGAAGAGATGGTATGTTGATACCAGTTGAGAATATCTGAGATGATGCGACAATAATTCCATTATTGGCATTCTCGATCGACTTACGAATATCTTCTCGTATTTGTGTTTCTGTTCCACCATATACAAAGTGGACTGGTTTATCAGTCATCTTTTTGATTTGTTCGAATAATGGTTTACCGTGTGCATCTACTCTTGAGAATAATACAAGAGTGTTTCCCTTCAAAGAAGTTGCTAACTTCGAGATAAATTTGTTGCGTTTCTCGTGCGCTAACAAGAAAGATACTTCACCTTCCCAATCAAATCCTTTTGCAACTTTTCTGGTTTCTGGAGAATATCCAAGTAACAAAGCATTTATGTTGAAAGAAGATAACTGTTTCTTTGAAATTAGTTGAGAAGTTGTTGTAATCTGGAATGCTTTACCAAACAGCCCTTCAAGTTGAAGTTGATGCAATTTTTCGCCAGAAAGTGTTCCTGTAAAACCATAACGATGCGATGCATTTACACACTTTTCAAATAACTTTGAAATTTCTTTTGCTGAATATAAATGTGTTTCGTCCCCGATAACTACTTCAAAGTCTTCGAAATATGATTGTGGGTTGTCATATATTGATTGCCATGTAGATATAACAATCTTACGATCAAATCTTTCTGTTCCTGAGTATATCTTAGTGATCTTCTTTTCAGATTCCCAATCAGGAAAATATTCTTTGATGTCGGATGACATCTGCTCAACTAATGATGTTGTTGGACAAATCAGCAATATCTTCCCATCTATTTTCTCATAATAGAATTTGATAATAGATGCAATGATCAAGGATTTACCTGATCCTGTTGGCGATAATGCAATAAAACGCTTGGATGTAATGGCACGCTTAATTGCATCCAATTGGTAATCACGAATTTCTAATGGTTCGTTTCCCGAATAACATTTCAAATTAGAAACAAATTCATCTGCAACAGACTGTTCGTATGCAACATTACTGTAATTCTTCAGGATCTTATATTGATTCTCTTCTGTGTATGATTCAATGTAATGTGTGAGACCTTTATGAATTATGTTCTTTCTCTTATCATATAGGTGTATCTTGCCGTCCCACATTCTTCTTTTAAATGCAGGCATGTACTTGGCACCAGGAACATCAAATGACAATCTATCATACAATTCCTGTGCTATACCAGGTTCGGTGTCAACATGAACCCATGTTGCATTCAAAGATGTGAGTGTAAGTTTCATAGCCAATCGCTATGATATTTATATACTACTTTTTGTATCCAGAAGAATCGCCAAAAACTCTTACATACAAATAGACAAGCTTCTTGACAAGATATGATACACCTAGCACACCCATTGCTTCGTAAAAGATAGCATCGACTTCTCTCTTAGAGAATACAGTATCTTTTCCAGAAACCTTCAAACCAAGTTTCTGTGCTCGTCTTAGTTCGTTTTTAGTTTTCTGCTTGTTGATTGAATTTCTGTTTGAATTTTTCGTATTCTTTGGCATAATACGAGCTTTTCTTGATTACATTTTCTGCCTCAGGCCAAGGCCTTTTTAATACGTCAAACGCATACAAAGCAGCATAATCTGCTTTTTGTAATATATATTTTTCTGCCTGTTCAAATCTACCTTTCAATATTTCTGTGGCATAATCATACGCCAATTCAGGATCTTGTGCAATTGCGTCTTCTCCTTTCGGAAAACGACCTTTTAATACATATCTTGAATATCTATATGCAAGTAGAGAATCTTTTGCGATTCCATCTTCACCTTTTGGAAATGGACCATTCAATGAATATCTTGCATAATTGTAAGACGTTTCAGGATCTTTTGCAATAGACTCTTCGCCTTTTGGAAACGGTCCGTTCAAGATGTATCTTGAATACTCGTACGCTATTACTGGATCTTTTGCAATAGACTCTTCGCCTTTTGGAAACGGTCCGTTCAAGATGTATTTTGAATACTCGTACGCTATTACTGGATCTGTTGCTAATATGTCTTCTCCAAATTTCGGTACTTTTCTTGTTTGTTTGTATTTGTTTACAACAAACTGCCACACAGAATCTATATTATTTTTATCGACATCTATATATTGTTTGTTTTCAAATCGTCTCACAACTTTTGCTACAGTTGAATCAAGTATAACACCTTGTGTTGGTTCGTTGACGTGAATGATACCGTCGCCTGCATTATCAATAACAACTTTCACACCCAAAGTGTTTCTCAATACACTTGTCCATCTTCTTGGATTATCGTCTGCTGCAAAAAATGATAGAAACCACCATATACCGCCGGATGTCTGAACTCTTGCATCGTCTTTTGCGTCTCTCAAAATACTTTTGTAATTGTCTTTAAACAGAATCTTTGCGGCGGCTTCTACGACATCATTTGTAACATTATCCAAAAATACAATATGTTCTTCTTTAGTATCTATTCTTATGATGTTGATAAATGGAGCTTCGTGTTGAAAAGGAAGTGTTACAGTATTCAAGTAATACTTTGCCGGATAAAAATACACACCAATTGGTGTGTTGTAGTATTCAGATCTTGGATTGATTCCAACCTTAGGGATCTTGGTCATTGTTACACCATAAAGATCAAGATCTACTCCTTGATCTTCTAAGTTGTGTAAATAAGTTCTGGCTGCAGAATGTCCAAACTCTGCAGCCTTATTTACAGCCAGTCCAACTTTTTGTGCTCGTCTTAGTTCGTTGATGAAAGATTTGAAGTGTTTTTGCATATAATTATAAAGTATTTATTAGAATTCACCTGCATCAAACTTCAACATTTGGATAGCATTCTTGATTGAAAACTCACGTTGTTCTATGCCACGCAAGATTTTTTCTAAACAAAATATCTTTTCTTTTTGTGATTGTATATTGTAATTCAAATCAGACAATTCTTGATCTGCGTCTAGATACATATCAATATCTTGTCTCAAAACTTTAATATCGAAAGGTTTTTCATTATACACCTCTTCAGGTGCTTTACCAGAATAATATTCCCACTTATCCCTTTTCAATTCAGCAAATTTCTTATTCATTTTATGAAGAAGAACCTTTTCAGAACGATAGATATCCAAGAATCTCATGAGAATGTTTGGAGTTCTAGTCGCTTCTTCACCAAGCTTAAATCTATCAATCTTTAATTCTTGTTCGGCTAAGTCTTGTATTTCTTTATATTTCATATTTCAAATTTCCAAGATATTTGTCCATAATGTCTTTCAATGCTGTGTAATAATTAGATCTATTCACTTTAAAAATAATTGGTTGCGAATCATATGTACACATAAGGATTACAATTTGTTTTATTTTTATACCAGTCATTTCTTCAAACATCAAAGAATACGCTGTTCCTTGTACGAAATAATTTGTAATCCATTCTTCTTTCTTTTCTTTTCTGGAAGTTTTAAAGTCTATGATAGAAGGAATACCATCAAACTCCGCAATACAATCAGTTCTCCCGGCTAAACCAAGTGTATCCGAATACAATGAAGCTTCTTGTGTGTATATGTTATCTATTCTATCAAGAGTGTCCTGCATAGAAGAGAACATATATTTAGAATGTATTGTTGTTTTTTCTAAGAAATTTGGATCATTATCTAAATATTTTTCAATAACATAATGTAGATTTTCGCCCAATGCACAGGCGTATTCTGAGATTTGTTTTGCATTTTCTTCTCCAATAGATTTCTTCCAAGATTCTATAGATTCTTTAGAAGTTTGACCCAAGAGAGTCGTGATAGAAGGCATCAGTTTACCTGATGGTGTAACATAATACCTTCGATTATTAATCTCTTGGGTCAATAGATTTGGTAGATTTATTTTATTGTGTTTGAATGACTTCACTTATATATTATAATATATTATTTTGTATAATACAAATTTATTTTGATTTTTCTATACTTCTCACATAGGTGTCTACTTGTTTTAGAATATCTTCTAATTTAGATAGATCTTTGCCGGATCCAGTCGTATTTTCTAATTCTAAGTCTTTTTGACGACCAGATTCCCAATCTCCTGAATATTTCTTTACATACACTCTATGAGAAGTTGCATATAGTGGATCATCAGGAACACTCCAAACTTTATCGAATGATAAATATGATGTATTTTTTTGACCAAATGATTTATATCCATATTTCTTAAGAAGAGAATATATTTTCTTAGCTTCAGGTGAAGTTGTTCCTTCATCATCTAGATAAGCTTCTTCTAATACTTCCTCTACAATAGCTTTGATGTAATCCTTCAGATCGTTATCTTGTTCTTTTGATTCTGAAATTACTTTCAAATACGATTCTTTAAATTTTTTTTATGTCCATTCAAATTACTCCTTAGAATTATTTATTAATTTATTAAATTCTGTTAACAATTTATCAACGGAACTATTTTTCTTAGTTGCAATCAATCTTAAATTTTTATTATTATATAGCTTGTCTATTTCTGTATCAAAGTTCTTTAATTGAAATGCATTTCTTGCTTCTAGAGTTGAACTAGATTCATACAACCAAACAGATATATTCGGATCAGAATTTAAATTAGACCAAAGTTTTCGTGCACCTTTACTATGATCATCAGACATCACGGTCCAATCTTCAATTTCTATTAAACCTTTATATAGAGCATAGCCTATTCCTTGACCTTGATATTTTGGTTGAACTATAGCAATTTTAATTTTATTAATTAATTTGATATTTTTACCAATTTTGATATTAGTACCATATACACTCAACATAGCTATAGGTTCATCAAGATCTGGATTATTATCTGTTCTCTTAACAACAAATACATTTATATCGCTTTTATTTGTAGAAAGATGTGAATATTTTACCGGAAACAATCCAATATCTGATTCAATCCTATCTAATCTTTTAAATTTGAAAAATTTTAATGAATTAGACCAAATATTTTTAAGTTCTGATGACAAGAATCTAGATTTAGATTTATATTCATTTTTGGTCAACTCTTTGATTTGATAATAATCTTTTGATTCAGAAACAATTTTTAAATATAATTCTTTGAAACTCTTTAAATTCATTTTAGTCCTTAGACTTATTTATTAATAATTCATCTTCAACTTGAGATTTTGCGATGATAAATGATTTAACTATTCCTGAACGGACTATATCTTCTATACCAAATTCAATTATATCAAATTCCGGCATCTTCTCAATAATCTTCATAAAATGTGGTAGTCCAGAAACGTCCCACTTAGATTTAATTAGATCGTTTTGTAACCAATCTCCACAAAAGAAAATCTTAGTATTCTTACCAACACGTGTTATAACTGTTTCCAGCTCCTGCTCACTACAGTTCTGGAACTCGTCAAGAATAATAAATGTATCATTTATGGTTGTTCCACGTAAGAAAGAAGTAGAACAAAATTCAACAATTCCTTTTGTTTTTAAGATTTCAAATGCATCTCCTCTACCAAATAATTCTGCGAAGATACCACGATAAGGATCTTCATATACAGCCATCTTTTCTTTCAGAGTTCCTGGCAAAAATCCAACGTCTCTTGATGAAACAGTTGATCGAATAATCATTATTTTTGTTGGATGTTCGTTAGCAGTTCTATCTCTCTTTATTAATTCTGAGAGAGCCAAATACAATGATATATAAGTTTTACCAGTTCCCGCCGAACCACAAAGAACAAGATTATAACCTTCTCCAAAAGCATCAAAGACATCTTGCTGAGCTTCTGTAATAGGTTGTATCTTTTTCAAAGAAAATGAATTATCTATTGTTGGTTCCAAATTATTTTTGGAGTTTCTTGGTTTTCTTGACATTTGTATCCTTTCATCATAACCAAGATATCACAAGTTAAACAAGTTAAACTTCTCGTACAATTGATCTGGATCTCTCTACATTGCCTCTTGGGTGTGCTTCTTTAATTCTACCCAATACATATTTCTGAAAATCTGCAGGTGCTTTTGTGACTCCTAATCTTACAGGATCACCTATACCTGGAGCCGTAACAGATTTCTTAACAGATAAGGATAGACATGAAGGACATGGTTGAGTTGTTGGTAGATCACAATCATCCATTTTAACATTCTTCTCGAAAGAGCATTTACACTCATCACAATGATAATCATACATTGGCATATAATCAATAACCTCATGTGTATTTATAAAAATTGGAGGTCCTAGTAGGACCTCCTAATTGTTTAAGAATTTATATTTTTAAAATAGAATATCCTCATCATCTAAGTTTGATGCTTTATTTGAATTTTGTGTTTCAGCTTCGATAGTAATAGATTCATCGATTTTTTGATATAATGAATAGAAAGATTTTTTAGTATCAGAATCAAATCTTGAAGTACAATACTTAATAGATTTCATTCTAGTTCCACCTACGATAGCAAAGAATCTGATAATATGAATCAATCTTCTAGTTGTAATAATATCATCAATTCCTCCGACATCAAATGTATCACGAATAGTTTTTGCCCATTCAACCAATTTATTCGCAAACTCAACACTGTCATTCGTTTTACAATTCAACGAATCAAGAATATTAGTTAGAATCTTGATTTCGATTTCTTTTGATGGATATTCATGTTCTACGTTCATAGCAAATCTATCGAGCAGAGCTTCGTTCAAAGTATTTGATCCGATATAACGTCCATCATCAGATGCCTTTCCTTTTGTATTTGCTGTTGCAATAATATTGAAACCTTGAACTGGATGAATAATAGTATTGGTCTTCTTTATATAAATTGGATTACCTTCAAGAATAGGTTGAAGACACATAATTTTATGCGTCCCCAAATTAATTTCATCTAATAAAAGAATAGCGCCATGATTCATTGCTTCTACAACAGGACCATCTTGCCACACAGTTTCTCCATTAACTAGACGATAACCTCCAATCAGATCATCTTCATCAGTAGATTCTGTAATATTAACACGAAATAATGGTTTTTTAGTTTGAGCACAAACTTCATATACCATCTTAGTCTTACCATTACCAGATTCTCCAGAAATATAAATTGGAAAGAATGCTTTAGAAGAAACAATTTTTTTAACTAGAGAAAAATCACCGAATGCTACGAACTCAGGATCTTTAATTGGAATTAAATTGATGTCATGGATGTGTTCTACCTTTTTTTCTGATACGAGCGGTTTCTGTTTATCAGGAGAAGGTGGTCTCTTTAATTCAATGACACCAGAAGAATCGGATTGTACATTCGAATCAATTTTATATACTCCTCGCCTAATCTTATTAGAATCGGTAGTCATGAATTCTGTAAATTGTTTTTTTAAAGAATACTTATCTGCTACGATAGTTAATTCCGGTCTAGTGAATGTAGTTTGTCCTGGATACTCATTTCTAATAGCTTCAATAAAGTTCATATATCTCCTTAAAATCCGTACATACTCATTATAGCGTTTCCATTCGAATAAAGCAACTCTTTTATATTTCCTATTTGACATTCATCATGAATAAGGTATAATATTAAATATGATTACAACTGTACAAGACAATGTAGCAAAATTAATGTCTATGGAAGATATAACAGTTATCCAGAAATCTGTGTCTACTGCATACTTCGATACTAAAAAAAGAATATTGGTTATTCCAACATGGAAGAACCTAACAAATATTGTTATAGAATCTCTTATTGGACATGAGATTGGTCATGCTCTATACACCGATTCAGATGCATATGTTAATGCTTGTAAACTTCGAGAACCTAATGAAGTGTTTCGTGATTATCTCAATATTATTGAAGATGCAAGAATTGAATCATTAGTTAAACAAAAATATCCTGGTATGAAAAAGATCTTCTATTATGGATATAAACATATTATCGACAATAAGATTATTGAGATCGACGATGTAGAGGATCTTCCGATCATCGATCGATTGAATGTGTATTTTAAATTTAATGGAATTATCCCATTAACGCTGTCAAAACGAGAAAATCTTTTCATTGAAAAGATTCAAGCAATTGATAACTTTAAACAAGTTATAGATATTGCAATTGAATTATTTGATTCGGAAAAACATGAATCATTTGATGAACAACCATCTACTCGTCAGATCTTCTTCGAAAACGAATCAGATACAAACGATACTAAGGAAAACCCAGAGAAGATTAACATAGAAACTGATTTCGATGGAATTCATAATAACTCAGAAAAACCAGAAAAACCAGAAAAACCTGATAACGGTGATTCCGGAAATAATGAAGAACAAGAATCAGTAAAAAAAGAGGAATCAGAATCCGATTCCAAAACGAAAAAAGAAACTAGTAATAAAATTGGTGGTTCGACTGGTTCTAAATCACAAGACGATAATGAACCGTCTAGATCTAAGACAAATAGAGATTTGGCTGAATCACTATCAAAATTAGTTGATACCAGTTCAATGTTACAGTATGTTGACATACCATCTCCAAATTTAAATAATATCATTTATCCATTTGAATCAATTAAAGTGGATTTTGAAAAATTTAATTTGCCGGATCTTTCAGCGGAAGATGATGATTTTGATTTAGATCGAAATAATCCGATCAAGAATTTTAATAAGAATCATAAAGCAAATATCTCATTACATAAACAATTATTTGAAATGAGAAAAAAAGCTTTTCAATACAATAAGACTTTAACATTTAAGACTGGAAAATTAGATACAAACAAATTATATTCATACAAATATAATAATGAGATTTTTAAGACTTCAGAAATCAAACCAAATGGAAAGAATAATGGATTAATTTTTATTATGGATCTATCTGGTTCTATGTATTCATATCTTTCAGGAGCTAAAGAAAAGGCTTTTGAATTAATATTATTCTGTAAACAATCAAATATTCCATTTGTTTTATATGGATTTGTTGATACATTCAGAAATTCCGAAAATCCTAAATATGGACATAATAAACCCGCTCTTTTCGATCATTATGTTGGAAAAAATGAACATAGTTTAGGAATACATCCTAATTTTAAGTTGTATGAATTGTTAAGTTCTAGAATGAATTCATCAGATTTTAAAAAGATGTCTTCAATCTTTCTTAATTATATAGGGAAGTTGTCTGGACAACTTTCAATTGATCCAGCATCAATTTCTGGTAAAACAATCACAAATATTGGAAATTATTCTTTAGGAGGAACACCATTAACAGAAACCCATTTATGTTTAGATTCACTGGTAAATAAATTTAGGAATGACACTCGCACACAAATTGTAAATGTGGTATATTTTACGGATGGCCAAGGAACAGAAACAAACTACATTAACAAAAATGGATCTTATAATAGTTTCAATTACTACAGTAGACCGAAAATCGTAATCCATGATCCAAAGACGAAGAAGAATTATGATTCTTCTCAAGAATCGATTCGCAATAGTCCATCTACTATTCTTAAGATAATTAAGCAGAGGATGACTGATGTTAATGTCATTAATTTTTTGATAACGAGTGATATTCTATGTGGTGTTTCAGCTGATTATTTTGATAAATTAATGACAGATAATGGATATACTGAAAAATATATAAACATGACTCGGGAAAAGAAGCAGGAAGCGGAGATGGTTTTGAGATCTAAATATATTGTTATAGAAGATTCTAAAAGAGATTCATTTGATAATACATTCTTGTGTTCTGTTAATATGTTTAGAAAAAAGAAACAGCCTAAAATGGTAGATAAATCTATACAAGAAACTATCGATACCTTCGTATTTTCTTCTAACTCTAAAAAGCAAATTAATACGATGATCTCAAAATTTATTGATTTAATTGTTTAAGGAAGATCTAAAATTTCGAACTTCATTATGAAGTTGAAGGAGTTCCGTTCGGTGTGTAAAAGTTTTTTTCTAAAAATGCTTGACATCAACCTCCATTAAAGGTATAATTGAAGTATGGTTACAATATTAAAGGGACTTGTGGGGTCGCATGCTTATGGACATGCGACTCCAGAATCAGATAAAGATTGGATGACGGTATATGTCGGAGGAATAGATTCATACTTTGGTCTGAAAAGAGCAGATACTTCGCATTCAGTATCAGAAGATGTAGATGTAACTGATTACGAATTTAAGAAATTCGTTTCTCTTTGTTGTAATTTTAATCCGAATGTGATTCCTCTGCTTTTCTTAAAGAAAGAATCTTATGATTCAATCACTAACGAATTTGGCTTGAGATTAGTGCAAGCTAAAAATCTCTTCTTAACAAAAAGATGCTATAACTCATTAAGAGGATACGCAACTTCTCAAGAAAAGAAAGCGAGACTCGGATTAACAGAAAAATTGGGTCAGAAGAGGAAGGTCCTTGTAGATAAATATGGTTATGATGTAAAGGCTGCTGCACACACTGTCAGATTATTACGTCTAGCAAAACATATATTTTTGTACAATGAAGTTAATCTTGAAGAAGCAGCAGAAGAGTGTATGAAATATCGTTCCGGTTTCTTTTCAAAAGAAGAATTCCAGAATAGGTTCGATGAATTGATACTTCAAGTTGATGATTCATTCTCTTCTTGTATTCTTCCAGAAGATGTTGATGCGACTACAGTAAATGCATTTTGTGTTAATTTTTTGAAAGATTGGTTTGAGGAACATGAATAATTATATTTTCTTATTAGAAAAAGATTTAACTTATGTTAAATCTTATGCAGAACAGAATGGTTTGAAGACGAGGATTGTCAATAGAGATAATGTCCCGGTGTTATTGACATGCGAATATGACGGATCAAGGTTGAATCTGACTGTTATAGATGGAATCGTAAAGGAAATTGGTATTGGATAAACGAAAGAATATCTCCTTTGTTTTCAATAACTTGTGGCAAGTCATTGATTCAAAAGAGAATATTCTTTCGAAAAAATTTGCTTCGGTTGAATGGATAAGGTATACTTAAAGTATGAAAACTGTATGGGTTGTTTACGAGTATTGGTATTCCAGTGTACACTCCACCTATTTGAAGACGGTTATTCGGGTCTTCGCCTCAAAAGAAGAGGCTGATGAATTTGCGAAAACTGAACAGATCTACTCGGATAGAATGAAGTTCAAACTTCATTATGAAGTTGTAGAAGTTCCGTTCGGTGTGTAAAAGTTTTTTTCTAAAAATGCTTGACATCAACCTCCATTAAAGGTATAATTGAAGTATAGTAGAAAACTATTCTGATCAAAGTAGTGTGAAAGAACTAGTGTGCAAGGAAATTAACATGCATAAAATTATAATTCCCGATATCCACCAAAATATAGATCGTTTGAATTCTATTCTTCAAACTCCTGAATGCCAGGAAGCACAAGAAATTATTTTTCTTGGCGACTACTTTGATTCTTTTGATTATGATTTTTACACACCAGAAATGTGTAAGTTTCTAAACAATAACATTAATAATGAACGATATACCTTTCTTATCGGAAATCACGATATTCATTATATTAGTTCGAATACGAATTACAGATGTTCTGGTTGGTCTTTCCAAAAGCAATCTATTGTTGATAAATTTTTAGATAAACAAGTAATTCGAAAACTTCGTCCGTTCAAATATGAGATGATTCAAGATAAACATTTTTTATTCTCTCATGCTGGTTTGCATCCTTCATTTGTCCCATTTAATTTTTCTGATATATTAAAAGACAATAATGTTTCTGACTGGTTCAATAATCTAGAACAGAGTACTATGGCTAAACTTATCAGTGGAATTAATGATCCATTATTTGGTGCTGGAAAGGATCGTGGTGGTTTTCAGAAAATCGGTGGTATCACTTGGTTGGATTGGAGAAATTTCGAATTAATCGAGAACTTAAATCAAGTAGTCGGACACTCTTACAGAATAATGCCTGATATGATTAATAGTTTTGATGAATCATCAATAAATATTAATATCGATACGAATTTGAGAAATTATTTGAGGTTGAATTTGTATGATACAGTTCATTACGAATTTCTTTCGTGATATTGATTTAGAAATGATGGAATCCTTTAAGAAAGGAGAAGGCCCAATGATATGGGTCACACATGAAGGAAGAACCTATTTCAATATTAATAAATTCATGAAATCTGAAAAAGGAAAACAAGTTATCTACGATCTTAAACTCTTTTCAGAAAGACATAATTTGAGACCTTGGAGCGGAATAGATTAGGAGGATGCTGGGGTTGGCTCCCCACACAGTCTAGAAAACTGTAGTATCTCTAACGGGATAATAGTTCGATGCTATCATCCTCCTCCACAAATAACCAGAAGGTGGGATTAATGGCGTCCATCCTTTAAAGAGTGAATCGTAGTTCCGGCCAATATGGTTGAAAGATTACCATGGGTATCAGTAAATCTTTGTAGAATATTAATGTCTAATACTTGGCCGCATAAAGTCTAGAAATAGATTGGTAATTCTACTATGGATTCTTTGGCGTAATAGCACACTGGTTAACTTTAAAATAATATGTTTATCTCAAAACGCACTGAAAAATTTATTAGTAAGTTGAGTCCCAACGAAGACTTCAAAATCGGTCCACAACTCACTAGATTGTATGAATTTGGAGACGGCAATGTAATTGATGTTATTTGTGATATAGTTTGTTATACGCCAGATTCAATTGATATTAAAACAGAATATGGATCTATGTTGAAAGATTTGAATCTTACTGGATTGATTAATGAATTGGTAGATTATCTATTCGATTATCCAGGAGATTATGATTCTGAAGTTATATCTTATGGTAATTGGTTAATAGGTTTAACTATACGCAATGATCGATTTTGGGAAGAATATAATCGAAAATAATTAAAGACGGAAAATTGGCAGAGTGGTATTGCACCTGATTGCTAATCAGTGGTCGTCCTGAAAGGGATGCACAAGTTCGAATCTTGTATTTTCCGCCATTGCTTTTTTGTTGTAAATATACTATAATAGTATTGTAGTGGACGAGTAGCTTAGAGGTAAAGCGTTCGACTGATAATCGAAAGACCGACGGTTCGATCCCTTCCTCGTCCACCAAATTGAATAATAAGTAAAGGATAATAATCATGAGTCTATTTGTTAAGAATGGGAGTAATTATCGAGTTACATCGAATGAGAATTTAGATGTGCGAACGATGTTACCAGCAGGAACTTATAATGTTAATTATGATACTATGAAGAATGAGTTTTCTTTGAATCATATTGAATCTTTTGACATTCCTAATAAATTGTATGGCGATCTAACAAAGAATCGTGATCGAATTCTGAATACATTCAACGATCGAGAATCTTCAACTGGTGTTATTTTGTGTGGTGAAAAGGGTTCGGGAAAATCTCTTCTAGCAAAAGCTATCTGTATTTCTGCAGCCGAACAAGGAATTCCGACTATCATCATTAGTCAACCATGGTTTGGCGACACGTTTAACACTTTCGTTCAATCAATTAAACAATCTGCAATTATTTTCTTCGACGAATTCGAGAAAGTTTATTCGGGGAAAGAGGCTCAAGAAGCTATTCTAACGCTTTTCGATGGTGTTTATCCAACCAAGAAAATGTTTATTTGTACTTGTAATGATAAATTCAAGATTGATTATAATATGAAAAATCGACCAGGAAGAATCTATTACATGCTAGATTTTACTGGACTAGAAGTATCATTCGTTCGTGATTATTGTGAAGAAAATCTAATCAACAAGTCTAATATCAATTCAGTTTGTAATCTATCAATGGCATTCAATAACTTCAATTTCGATATGTTGAAAGCTATTGTTGAAGAAATGAATCGATATGACGAAACAGCAAATGAAGTAATTAAGGTTATTAACACCAAAATGGAATTCGTTTCTCCTTCTAAATATAAGATCGAGTTCACACCAAACCGTGAGTTGAATATCCAAGAAGGTAGCGTTGAGAAAATATATACTGGAAATCCTATTACTAATAATGTGCTACTAAATTATTATATTGTTGAGGGTGATGGTGAGATGTATGGTCAAACCACTTTCTCGCCAAATGAAATTGTTGTGTTAGATCCTTCTGGAAAAGTCGTCTATGTTAATTCTGCTGGCGATAAGTTGGTCTTGATCAAAGAAGAAACGAAATTAGTTATGCGAAATTTCGCATTCTAATAAATAGAGGGTGCTGCGATAGCTCAATGGTACAGCAGCAGTTTAGTAAACTGCAGATTGACGGTTCGATCCCGTCTCGCAGCTCCAACTTTGATGGGGTGTAGCTTAATGGTAAAGCATCCGACTTTGACTCGGAGTATGGGAGTTCGATTCTCTCCACCCTAACCACTTAATATAGAGAATAATATGAAATATCTTTTTTGTGATACAGAAACAAGCGGAATCGATCCATCTAAGCATGGAATTATCCAAATTGCTGGTTTAATTGACATTGATGGGGAAATCAAAGAATCTTTTGATATTAAGATACAACCCTTTCCAAATCAATTGATCTCAAAAGAATCTATGAAGATCAATGGACTTACTGTAGAGGATCTTAAGACATTTCATAAACCACAAGAAGGTTACGCCTTATTGACTGAAATATTTTCGAAGTATATTTCTAAGTTTGATAAAACAGATAAGTTCTTTTTCGTTGGGTATAATTCAAATTTCGATGATTCATTTCTAAGACAATTCTTTATTAATTCTGGAGATGAATATTATGGTTCTTGGATTTGGTGGCCGACAATTGATGTATCATCATTTGCTATGGAATTTTTGAAGGAAGAAAGATCTAAGTTTCCAAATTTCAAATTGGCAACTGTTGCAAAGGCTTTTGGTATCTCAGTTGATGAATCTAGATTACATGAAGCAGTATATGATTCAATTTTAACTCGCTCCATATATCGAAAGATGATTCTTGGGATTGACTAAATTGTATTTTTAAGTTAAAATAAATATGGGAGAATACTATGATTAAAGTGAATGTATATGGAAAGAATTATGTTCTTGATTTCGCTTACTCTATGGATGAGCGTGCAGAAATGAATTCAGGTAGGATTACAAAAGCAATGTTATTTGAAGATCTTGGAAATAAGAAAGATCAAAATTATTCCAAACCTGATTATATCGGTGTAGCAATGAAACATCCTAAGGATCGAGATGTTAAGGAAAATGCGAGAAAGGCTGCAATTCGGAAGCTAGTCTCTCGGTTTGATTATGAAACTCGTTCATCTGTGTGGGCAGCTTATTTTGCACGATGATAAATATTAAATAATTTATGGAGAGATAGATGACTGTTCTTGTTTTAAATTCACAATATTTGCCCATACAAACAACTTCGGTAAAGAAAGCTGTAAAATTGATTTATCGTGGTGTTGCTGTGGCAGAGAAGTACACAGAACAAGTATGGAAATCTATCTCTTCAGAAATGATTCTTCCGGCTGTTATTCGTCTAATCAATTTTCATAGATTACCGAATAGATCTTATAAGTTATCTAAGAAGAATATTCTCATCAGAGATAGATATACTTGCCAATATTGTCAGGGAATCTTCTCTGAAAGAACTCTGACATTAGATCATGTTATTCCAAAATCAAAGGGTGGATCTTCTCGTTGGGAAAATTTAGTTGCCGCTTGTAGAAAGTGTAATTCTAAGAAAGCCGATAAGACACCCGAAGAAGCGTGCATGAGATTGTTGTCGAAACCAATGAAATTGACAGTCCACACTCACACAACAATATTGAGAAATAAAGGAGAATCAAGACCAGAGTGGTCTGAGTTCTTATTCAATTAAGGAATATATGTATGAATAATTTTATAGATGATCTTGATATTTTTTGGAATATATTGAGATATATTGTAACGATTGGTGTAATAGCCTTATTTACTGTAAGTTTCTTGTATTCAGGAAAACAGGAATCATATTATATCTCTCAAGAATCTAATAGCAAAACGCAATTTTATTGTGTGTATGCGGATATTAATTGGAGGCCAGATCAACTAATTTATTGCTCAGGGAATATTGTTAATGTCTTGATGATTAAGAATGCAGTGTCTTCACAGACACAGAATGATTCTTTAGAAAAGAAAGTCGATTAACAATAGTTCCATAACTCAATGGTTAGAGTGCTTACCTTATAAGCAAGTGGTTCTCGGTTCGAATCCGAGTGTGACTACCAAATGCCCCTATAGTTCAACGGAAAGAACACTAGTCTACGAAACTAAAGATCCAAGTTCAAGTCTTGGTAGGGGTTCCAAAATTATATGTTAAATGATTTATACGAATTCTTATTTTGTCCAATACATGGAATACTTTCACCAAGAAATTGGTCAATGATTATTCCAAGTATGATGATGTGTGTATATTATCTTAAACGGAAAATGTTGTAGGGAGCCGAAAGGCTCATTTTTTGCATTTAAACTATATTCTCTTTAGAATCAATGACTTGCGCCAAGTGATTGACAACAAAGAGAATATTCTTTCGAAAAAACTTTGTCCTGTGATCCGTTCGAGGTATAATGGTTCTATGGAATTTGAACAACTGAAATCTATCTTTCCTGACGCAACGCTCGAGACCTGGCATCAGCATCCGAACGGAGGAGGCTGGGTCGAGAATACAGCGACAGTAGAGGAGACAGCGTTCGTTGGACCGAACGCTGTCGTCTCTGGGTTCGCTTCGGTCTCTGGGGACGCTCGGGTCTCTGGGAACGCTCGGGTCTTTGGGGACGCTTGGGTCTTTGGGAACGCTCGAGTCTCTGAGACCGCTTCGGTCTCTGGGAAAGCTTTGGTCTCTGGGGACGCTTCGGTCTTTGGGGACGCTTGGGTCTCTGGGACCGCTTGGGTCTCTGGGACCGCTTCGGTCTCTGGGTTCGCTTCGGTCTCTGAGGAAGCTTGGGTCTCTGGGGAAGCTTCGGTCTCTGGGAACGCTTCGGTCTCTGGGAACGCTTCGGTCTCTGGATCTACAGTCTTGAAATAAATTTCAAGTCACTCATTCTAAACCAGATATTCTTTCGAAAAAACTTGCTTCGATTCTTTGAGTACGCTATAATGGTTCTATAAGGAAATCTGATGATCACTGAAAAACAGTACCTCGAACAGATTGCTAAGGAAAACACCGAAGCTCTATCGAAGTATCTTGCGAATGGTGGTGGAGTCACTCAATGCAAGCCTGGGACTCCGAAGTCGATCAAGAAGTGGAAAACGTAGTTGGGATGCGAATATTTCTGACCGGAATCGTCTTTCGAAAGGTTTGAGTCTGAACGATCTCCATGCGAAATTGCCTCGTCCTGATTCTTTTGTGTAAAATTTTTCGGTGATTCCTTGACAATCACCGACGCCTCTAGTATAATAGTTGAGTAGGGAAAATTCCCAGAAAAGGAAAATTAATTATGGCTCGTGTTAAGGTTTCTCGTGAATTGGCTTTGAAGGCTTTTGTGGATTCTCTGATGGAGACTTTCGTGGACACAAAGACGTTTAGTCGTGCGAACGTCGAACAGATTGGTAAGACTAATCCTATCGGTCAAACGATGTTCGCTTCCCAGGGTCAGGGTTATGGTAAGATGACTCGTATTGGTCAGGGACAGTACATGATTCCGGATGCTTGGATGACTGGTAAGTCGCCGTGGGAAGGTGTTGTTGAAATCGTCCCGGTTGCAACCACGAAAGCTCCAAAGGCTCCGAAGTCGACTGATTCTGCGCCAAAGACCAAGAAGGCGAAGACGCCGAAAATCGAGGAAGTTGAAGTTGCCGAACGAATTACTTCTTCCGTGAAGAAGAATATCCAGAAGGCGGCTTCAAAGAAAGAGTTGTTTGAGAAGGCGAAGGATCTTCTTGCGAAGAAGAAGCAGAAAACTTCTGTGGCGACTACTGAAACCGAATAAGTTTGTGTCTCATAAATGGGGTGGAAACACCCCATTTTTCATTGTATAAGTAAAAGGTAACCATGATTCTACTAGACTTAAATCAAATTGTTGTATCAAATATAATGCAACAAATTAATATAACTAAGAACGATGAGATTGAAGAAGATTTCCTTCGACACATGATCCTCAATTCTATCCGGTCAGTTAAGTCTAAGTTTGGCGATGATTACGGTGAACTCATTCTATGTTCCGATTCTTTCAATTATTGGAGGAAAGATATCTTTCCTCAGTATAAAGCGAATAGAAAGAAATCACGTGATTCTTCCATCTTTGATTGGAACGTTATCTTCAAAACAATTAATAAGATCAAAACAGAGATTCGTGAAAACTTCCCATACCATTATCTCGAGATTCCTACATGTGAAGCAGATGATGTAATTGCGACTCTGACTGAAAAATTTTCTTCTTCCGAGAAGATTCTAATTGTATCTGGAGATAAAGACTTCGTTCAATTACAAAAGTATCCTAATGTTTCGCAGTATTCAACTATCATGAAATCATGGATTAAAGAACAGAATCCTAAGAGATATCTTCTTGAAAAGGTTTTGAATGGTGATTCTGGAGACGGTGTTCCTAATTTCTTATCTGATGATGATACTTTTGTGACAGAAGGTAAGAGACAGAGAAGATTAACCAAGAAGAAGATCGAACAAATTCTCTCTTGCGCAAAACCTGAGTCTATCATGACTTCTTCAGAACTAGCTGGTTATATGCGTAATAAATATTTGATAGATTTTGATTGTATTCCAGAAGATCTGAAAGAAGAGATATTGGGCGAATACAGTAAACCGATCGAACCAACTTCCACACAAATATATAGATATTTGATGTCACATAAATTGTCGAATCTATTGAATAAAATTGGAGATTTTTAAGATGTATCAGAAAGCAATTCCTGAAGTGCTAAGATTAGCAAATGATATTGAAGATCAAGAAGAGCGTGCTAAGTTCCTGAAGATTCATATGCGAGAATCGTTATACAAGGTTCTCGCATGTTTTCATAATGAGAATATTGAATTTGATAAATTTAAAGATATCAAATACACAACCAAACATAATAAAGCAGGTATCTCTGATTCAACTCTAGATCATGAGATGAAACGATTATATATCTTTACGAAAGATAATCCACTTCCACTAGAACGTAAACGACAGAAGCTGGCACAGATTCTAGAGAGTATGTATGCGGAAGAATCCGATTTGGTCTACAATAACATTATCCAAAAGAAGAATCCTTATAAGAATCTGAATAAGAACTTCATTAAGAAATACTTTCCACAAGTTCTAAACTACACGATAGTTAGAAAATAAACTTGATTACAAGTAGATAATATAGTATAATATATAAAGGTGATTTAATATGAATACAAAAACAAAAACACAATTGACTCTTGATCCATTTACAGTCAAAGTCCTTACTAATTTTGCCAGCATCAATAATGGACTTGTAGTGAAGTCTGGTAACGAGATTCGAACTATGACAGAAGGAAAGACTGTCTTGGCAGAAGCAACTCTTCCGGATACATTTCCTGTAGATTTTGCGATCTACGATCTTCGACAAATGTTGAATTTCGTTTCAACTCTGTTCGATAAACCAACAATGGAATTCACTGGTGTCTCTGTAGAGATCACTAATGATAATGATAAGACTAAGATTTTCTATTGTAATCCAGATCTGATCTCATCACCATCAAAGCGTATCACTATGCCATCTGAAGATATTACACTTCAGATGTCAGAAGAAACTCTCAAGAAGATCACCAAGTCTGCATCGATTCTAGGTGTCGATGATCTTAAGATTTCCTCTGTAGATGATATGATCGAACTTGAAGTTCTTGATAAGACGAATTCTTCTACAAATACCTGGTCTACAAAAACTTCAGGAATCAATAATTCTGAGTTTACTGTTTATTTGAAAATTTCTAATTTGAAGTTACTTGAAGGTGATTATCAAATTACAATTTCTAATAAGGGAATTACTCGATTCAAGCATATGAATAATGATGTTCGTTATTACATTGCAGCAGAAGCTGATTCAAAGTTCAACTAAACATTTACTTTCTTGAGTTTGCGGCGGTATAATAAAATATACCGTCATTCATTTTTATGAGGATTATATGATTGAAAATACACTATGGGTAGAACGCTACAGACCACAGGTAATCGATGATTGTGTTCTTACAGAAGATATTAAGAATTCATTCAAGAACTTTGTTAAGAATAAAGATATCCCCAACATGCTTCTTACTGGTAAACCTGGTATGGGGAAGACAACTATTGCTAAGGCAGCTTGTAATGAACTTGATTGTGATATCATGGTTATTAATGCATCTGCAGACGGAAACATAGATACACTAAGGAATAAGATTCAAGTCTTCGCTTCTGCGATTTCTCTTTCTGGTGGCCAGAAGATTGTTATTCTAGATGAAGCCGATTATATGTCGTCCGCAGTTCAGCCTGCACTGAGAAACTTCATGGAAGAGTTCTCTAAGAACTGTCGATTTATTCTTACTTGTAATTATAAGAAGAAGATTATTGAACCACTTATCTCAAGATTGACTGTTTTTGAATTCACTATTCCATCTTCTCAAAAATCTAAATTAGCAGCTCAAATGATGAAGAGAATTCAAGGTATTCTTGAAACTGAATCTGTTGAATTCGATAAGAAAGTTCTGGCTGAAATTATCATGAAGTTCTTTCCAGATTTCAGAAAAACAATCTCTGAGATCCAACGATATGTTATTGCAAATGGAAAGATTGATGTTGGCGCTCTTTCATCTATTCAAGATGTTTCAATTCGTGATCTAGTCAATTCACTTCGTATGAAAGATTTTACTGGTATGAGGAAGTGGGTTAATGAGAATCTAGATTCTGAACCTAATGTGATTGTTCGGTTGGTCTTTGATAATCTTGAAGCTTATCTTGAGCCGTCATCAATTCCTACAGCTATTGTAATTCTTGCAGATTACTCTTATAAGTCTGCGTTCGTTGCCGATCAAGAAATTAACCTTACTGCGATGTTCATTAATATTATGTCAGAATGTTTATTCAAGAAGGTATAAGATGCCAAAGCTTGGTGATATTCTTAATTCTATTAATGTAACAAAAGATACAGATCTTCTTGATGAATACAATAAAACTGATTATGTTCCATTTCTGATTAATAGAGGAATGTCTTTCTATCCAGAAACCATTCTTCATGCAAACTTTCTTAATTCTAATTCACACTTAGACCGAATTCTACAATATAAATACTTTCTGTATAGCGTCAAAAAGAAGAAGAGATTTTCTAAGTGGTTAAGTAATTCAAAACCACCAGAAAATATTCAGATTATATCTAAGTTTTATGGTATTTCTATAAACAAATCTAAAGAGATTGCTGATATGATTACTTCTGAAGATCTAGACAATATGAAAAAATATTTAGATACTGGTGGTACAAAGAGATCATCAAGAAAAGGCGAAAGTGATGAATGACAGAAACAATAATTGGGTTGAGACGTTTATAGAAGTTGAATTAGATAATCAAGAAGCATTTCTTCTTTGTAAAGAAACACTAACAAGAGTAGGTATCTCTTCGAATAAAGATAAGAAACTATATCAATCTTG